AGCAGACAGCAGAACTACATATTCTTTCAAGGGGACAATCGTCACAATTATCCATTACTACACTCATAATTTTTCCGAGTTTCTCCAATTCCTGCATATCAGTCTTCCTCCGTGTTCTCTTCATACTCTTGTCTTTTGATTATCCTGATATTCTCTTGCGGAACTTTGCAAAACTTTGCAATCCCTGCTATCTGATCTTGTGCGTATTCCTGCAATTTAAAACTCGTCAGATTCTCTGTATGGAGGTCTATACTACTTTGGGAATACCCGACTTCTCCTTTACCTCCAAATATTTCCGCATCTCTAACCTCATAGAAAAGACTTATTGTTACATCTATTTTCTTCTGCATGTCGCCCTCGTTATTCCACATCGGATGCCCGTAGTATAAATAACAGTTCTTACATTTTCCGCACGGTTCTCCATCGCCATTCAATGTACGCAACCCTGCACATAGATCTTCTTCATAACCAGGATGCTCATATTCGTGAGCCATATAACAGTTATCAATTCCCTGTTTTACCTTGATATGCATCATTATTCTCCTTTCAACAATTCCGAATTATCAAGCTACTTCTTCTTTCTGTTTTTATCCACATCCTCAGTCCTCCTATTTCAACCTCTGTCCGCAATATTTGCAATATTTATCGGATCTACCTATATTCTCATTACAAGTTGGACATCGGTATTCATCTATTACGCACGGTTCTTCATCCCAACCATTTGGTTCACAGTGTTCGCAAAAGCTATACCCACACCGCTCACATACAGGTCCACTATGGCAATCAACATACATAGCAAATTCATCAATTTTACCTTCCGCTGTTCTTCTCCACTGATGTTCTGAAAACTCTTGATGAATATGAAGGATCTCTTTCGCCGTATCCCGCTCCTTCAGCTCCATGATCTGTTCCGGTGTAAGTTCGGTGTCCTCGTATTTCTTTAACGCCCAGTAAATAGTCATTGCTTCTTTCCGTACTTCTCGGGCGTCAATGATGGCTCTTCTTAATCCGCCGTCTATCTTTTCATCTGGTACTGTTAATCTCTCCATCTCTGATCTCCTTAATCCTCGAATAAGCCACCGCAGACAGCCTCTCCACAGCAAAATTTAGCTGACATACAATCTCTTCGACATCAGTCGAGACAGATATTCTGTTTATGTTTCCCCGCAGCATATCAAGAATCTGCCTCTTTTCTTCGTTCGTATATGGTCTGTTTAATAACTTCTCCATCTCTGATCTCCTGGTTTAAACCCTTTTTAGTTTCTGTTGTTCTTCCAATATATATCAGATAACATTTTGGAAATAATTTCCTTCGCCGTATTCCACCCTAAGCAGAAATCATCGTTGACACTTTCTATAAAATCATCATCATATTCAAATTTCTGCATAATTTCCTTAATTTTTCTTACATCTCTTTTAGCTGTTCCTTTTAAGTATCCAGGGAAATTATGTAGTACATCGAGATATACCGGATATCCTATTTTCTTAGAAATGGCTCTTATATATGCACTCATTTCTCCAATGGCATGTTCGTCACCAAACCTGTGCCAAATTTTTCTGGAATCCTCTGTTCCCGATTTCAATTCCTCAATCACCTTTTCCGTGTCAAAGGCTGTTGGCAATTTAACAACCTCCTGTCTGACTTTATCCATTCTGCGATTTGCATTGAAATTATCTCGACTACTGACATTGATATATCCGAGTTTATCAATTAAAGCTATAACTGCTTTCTTGCTGATTAAATCATCACTCATTCTGTTCACCTGCCCTTCTGTTCCACGTATTAACTTCTTTCCGCTCTGCCGCACTATAAGACCCTGCCCATGTTCCACCGCTTCGTCCGTGGCACTTTTTACAGATTACTTGTGCCCAAAATTCTTTATTCTCTCCCGTAATGCGTTCATAATTTAATTGTGCTACGCCTCCGCAGAAAGGACACGGTTTTAATTTAATCTCACTCATCTTTTATTCCTCCATATATTTTCTTAATACAGTCCTCGCACAAGTAATGTGTCGTTTCTCCATAAGGACTTTTCGGCAATACCAATTTAGATATTCTCTTTATCGGCTTATTCCACTCAGACGCATTTCGGAAATTCGGTATACTGCAAGTGCAAAAAGTATGATTTTTCTCTAATTTAGTTTTGGGATATAACATCTTCCATTCCCTCCAAATTCTCATTTTTTACACGGTATCGGATAACCGTCTGGCAATGCATTTATTAGATTTTTATGTGCTGTCAATCCAATAATCTGCATATTTACAAAAGCATTGCCCTTACAAGTATTTAACTCTTTAATTTGATTCTCTATGGCAGTGTTTATGTCATTCCTAAAGGAGGGTGTAAGGGGTTTATAAAATTCACTTGTCATAATTAGCTCTCTTTCATTTTCAATAGCCTGTCCGCAATTCGGGCAATTGCGTGATTTTAAGATTGCTCATATTCTCTCTCCTTCAATCGTTCAAACTAGAATGAGATTTTAGCAATTCCAGTCTCATTATTGTCTCCAATACAGCTTTGCTACTATATACCTGTTTGCACCCGCAATTCTTACACGACCGTTTTCTCCCATCTTTATGCGTTTGGAGGGAGTATCTAAATCCGCAATTCGGGCAAATGTATTTTTTCATATCATTCTGCACCTCCTAATAATTCGGGATTGTCGTAAATGTTTCCGATAACCTCATAGCTTTTTTCATCTGTGCGCAAATTAAATCGTCTCCGCTTGTTAAATAGTGCAAACCCACCGTTATCCCATTTAACAACAAACACATCAAATCCCGCATAATTATGACCGTTTCCATCGTCTTTCCCGAATTTGGATGTCCTGACTATATCATTCTCCCAAATCTTCTTCTCATTTTTATCAGTTTTCCCCGTATACTGGCAGAAGGTTTCGGGGTCGATTTCATATTCAAACGGCTCTCTTTCTAGCCCACTTTCCGACGTGTAATAGTCCCAGCCGGAAATAAAAGCCGTTTCTAAATCTCTATCCTGCCGCAAATCTCCCTCTACCCACCATTCATCTTTCGGCAGTTCCCGCCAGTTCTTGCGCTTGGCTTTAAATAAGATTTCTCTGCTCATCTTTTATTCTCCCCTTTCTGCCGGACTTTTCAGCCAGTCTAAGTAGCATGGACATTTTTCACACATTCCGTCAAGACATTCAGGGTAAAGCGAACTATTTTTACAACTGAATATATTTTCGCCCATTCTCCAAACTGTCTTAGCTAGAAACTCCACCAGTTCCTCGTCTGTCATGCTTCTAATTCTGTCGGCGTTGGTCTGCACTCTCTGTCTCTTAATAAACTCCCGCACAAGGTGATAATCTTTGTCCATTGTAGACAAATGTTCTTTTGTGTCTTTCTTCTGATAGACAATAACCGTATCTCCATCTTTCTGTGCCCTCAAAACTTCAAACGGATTCTTACTTGTTGCTACAATCATGTAGCCTTTTGTTTCAAGGAAATCTTCAAACTCCTGTAATTTGCTTATATGTAAAATGTTTCTCATTGCCATCTTATATCTCCTCCGTTTTCTTGCACTGCTCAAACTCTATTACCCATACCCACGGATTTGCGTTCCAACCGTAGAGTAGCAGGTCTTTCTTTTTGATGATGGAATCCCATATATCTTGAAAAGCAATAATGTAAGCAAGTCTAATGTATTCTTCTGTTTCACAAGGCATTTGCCGTATATAGCTATCAATACACTTCTTTTCAACGCCCTCTTTTTCAACGTCTTTGTTCGTTATATCCTGCAATCGCTCCACTCTCGCATCCGTAACTTTCAGCCAGAGACGGGCGGCTTCTTTCGGCATGTGGATAGATGGTTTCCACCTCTCTCCAGCATCTTCTGAATTGGCTATACTTGCCTTATATCCGTAAAACTCAGCCATATGACAACACTCGCCTGTTCCTACTCGCTTTGTATATTTATGCCACGTTTCTCGAACATACAGAATATCTCCCGGCTGATAAGGCGAGTGTATCTGTCCTTGCCCTAAACTCGTATCGTATATGTATAGTGGTTCTTCATTGACTTCAAAATATCCTTGTGGTTGCGGCTTCATACACCGCCTTGTAACCGTTTTTCTACCGTCCAAACTCGCCCGAACCATGTCGGTATTGAATAATATCGGTTTTACTCTACTCATTTGTTTGTCCTTTCTCTCAACGCATCTTGAGCACGATATATAGCCTGATGTAAACAATAATTCTCAAAATCGCTTTCTTCTCCCGAAAAATTATAATTAGGCAACCATCCTCTTGAAATTCGTTCTAATATGTCAATCGCTTTTTCGTCCGTAAGATTATCTTTAAAATTTTGATAATCTTCCTTTTCGTATTCTATAACTGTATATGTTCTCATGCTTATTCCTCTCCAAAAAATTCTTCCCTCTCCCTCAGACGTTTTCCGTCTGGGCTTTCCTGTGGCTTTTGTGGAATAACACCAGAATGTAAAATTTCAATCGCACGATTTTTCTTAATATATCTCCCATACACTGGATATTCGTTTACAACAAATTCCATCTCGTTTTTCAACGCCTTGGAAACTGCTTCCACATCATATGCAGTCGGCGCACACATAGCCGCGATTCTCACAGGGTCATTTTCTACTCTGTCCTTTATCAATTCGTCAGCGTCAATCAGTCTCATTCTGTTCACCTTCCTCCTGCACCTCAATCACTGCAATTCTCAATGCTCTGCTAAAATCCTCACAGGCTTTTATATACCCTTTATGATATGTGGTAGCTTCTTGTAGCTCTATGTTTGCCCGTCTCTCAAGCTCATCTTGAATCTCATACACTTTATCTGTCATCTCACTCATCTTCCATTTCCTCCAAATTCTCATATGGATACCTTAATAATTGACCGCATATTATACAATGTCTATATCCGATTTCTAACTTCCCGTTACATGTCGGGCATTTATAAGGATACCGTCCTACAATCCTAATAATTTTCTTCGGCTTCTGCTTCTCCACCGCTTCCCGGCACTCTTCCACAGTTCCGATTTTACAATAATCCGATAATAACCGTCCTCTCTTTTCAAGTAAGCTTTTGGTAGATTTTAAAACTTCTGCCAAATGTTCCGAATGCTCAATCTGCCTTTTTAAGTCTCTGGCATTCTGTTCTACTTCTTCCACGGTTCCGATAGCCCGGTACTGCTGGATTTCTTCGAGGGCTTTGATCGCTATATCAAGTGACTCTCTCAACATCTGATACCCACTTGTTGGCATATTTGCTTTTATCGCTTCAATAGCCTCGTTTTCGTTTCTTATCAATTTCTCTGTCATGGTTATCTTTTGCATTTCTCTTTTACCTATCATTCTCCGTAACCTCCACAATCTTTCCGTTCCGCATGGTGTACCATGTGTTTTCTTTGATATGTTCTCCATCCACACGTACCATTTTTGCTCCTTTCAGTTTCCAGGTATCCGCTTTCCAGTATTCACTTTCATCCCCTTCCCAGTCTGCTAGTACGAGAAAAGATCCTTTTACTCCACTTACTTGTCCTTTGTATCCCCAAGCAATGGCAATACTTTCTGGATCCTTTGCTGACGATGCTCCCTTGTATCCTGTCGCTGACGATGCTCCGCAGTTTCCTGTCGCTGACGATGCTCCGCAGTCATCATCAGATCCTTTTTCTTCCTTGATTCTTTCCCTTATGTAATTAATGGACGCTTTTACCATTCCTGCAATATTGATTTCAGCTCCGATCTTCATTTTTGTGGATGCTACTTTACTATCATCCCCTCTTCTCGACAAATCTCCACTCTGCTCAACCTCATAGTAAACTGAATGTGCCGGATCGTAGTATGAAAAGCAGTCAAGCGGATACTCGCAGGCGTGCATCCCACATTCACATGATTGTGCTCTATCTTCTTCATATTCTTTCCCTACCTCATATTGTTTTCCTCTGCATGTTAGGTCTCTATTAAAACCCTTATAAGATTTTATTACTTCATTCACTTTTCCTCCAATCATTTGATATATGATTCTGCAAGTAACTTCCGTGCACATTTTATGCCGCTGTTGATCTGTGTCTTTTTCGGTATGGGCTTGTATTTGTTGTATACTTCGTTCCACTTTTTCCATGTGAACCCTTCCCTGCTTTCTCTACTTCCGCATACTCTTTTTTGTATTCCTCAAGCCGCTTTTTCTCCGTCTCACAGCGTGTCAAGATCTCTATAGCAAGTGTTAAATTGTCCATTAATTCTTCTCCTTTCTCACAAGCTCATTTACTATCTTTGTTTTTGTATCCTCTATCAGCTTGATTCCTGCATTTCTGTCATATTGACTACCTTACTCACTTCCCAAAAACCTGTATTCCATAAGATCCGCAAGCATCAAATACTCTTTTTCTTTCTTGCTATCTCCATGTTGTTTTTTCCTTACCTATATGTATATTTACGATTAGCCAGTCTATCGGCTGATTTTTCTATCTGATTCTGCGATACTGCCGAGAGATTACTAGAGAGAATTAGCGTCACAATAAATAATTCATCTTTTATCTCCCGCCTTTTTCTCAACAACTCTCTCATTTTCTTGTACTCACTATAACCGTCACAGACATTCAAATTTTGCGAGAATTCTATTTCATGCTTTACGTTCTCTATTTTCTTATCGGTATCCGATAATTTTACGTTTAGGAATTCCTTTCTCTGTTCTGCTTCTTTTGCTAGTCCATTAAAACTTTTCACTTTGTTCACCCATGTTTGCACACATGAGGGAATTCCTGCTCTGTATGTATTCATAATGACTTTCGATTCACCGGGGACATTCACCATTTGCGAATCTACATCCGGCACATCTGTATATTCTTCTCCTACCCGTTCTACTTGAAAGTGGAATCGTTGCAGTGTTTTCGGTAGATGTGCTTTAATATGTCGAGCCTTTTCTTCCGGAAATCTTTGCGCTGCTTTATGGTTGCATGTACACGGTCTGCCCGCAGAATCCAATCGGATTGCTTCTTTCCGGTTTGTAATAATGTAGTCCAATTTACATCACCTTCCTTCCAATGATCTTCCGGGACTCGAACCCGGAACCGATCAGTTATGAACCGATTGCTCTCACTATTGATCCAATGATCCATAATTTAGAGTACACAAATAAACATACTGATAATTTGTGTATGTAAATCTAATTTTCGCGCAATATTTTTTTTATAAAATTGGGATTTTATTTTGACATGTATCGCTAAATATGCTAATATGTAGATGCGGTACACGTCAGTACCGTGGTCAATTAACTTACATCATTCGCTCTTATGCGTTTGAGTGTCTCTTAATTGATGTTTTGCGTAAGCAGCCCGGAGGATTGCCAGTCCGTTGAGGGGCTGCTTTTTTCGTATCTGTAAAACTACAGATATAAATCAGATCATCTACGTCAATTCTAATTGATACGTTTCTTTTGATCCGCTTTGTATTATATGTAATGACTCTTCCAGAATTCGTCAATGCTCGGAAAATTTCACCATCTCCGACTTCTTCTGGAGGATCACCCTCTTTGATGCGATAGAAATATCTTTCTTTATTCCAATACATAAAATAAATCTTTAAAAACTTACACATTGAAATTTGATTTCTCATTTTATACCCTTCCTTAACTGTGTTCCCAGTATACCAAACATATGTTCGTTTGTCAATGGTTTTCTGAACATATGTTCGTTTTTTACATGAGATCGATAAATCTATTAGACAACCTGTATTGATAAACTCCGTAATCAATACCTTTTTCTTCCAGTAACGAATCATATACTCTCTGGGAAAAATCTGGGATTTTTTCCATTTTAACTTCATGCATAAAGTTTATCCCATATCGGATCATCCCCTGTTCGTATACATAATTAAAAATTCCGCTATTGGATAATTCTGAAATAGTAAGATGAATTCCTGTATATTCTGAAATTTTTCCCATATAAAGTCTTAATCGTCTTTTTAGAACTGGCAACTTATTTTCAACCCGATATTCTTTAGTAAGCTTAAAAATGCTATCCTCAAACAATGAATCTATATATTTCTTTTCGCTATACTTCCCCACTTTTTCACTCTTTGCTCGTTCGCATCGTAATAGTAATCCAATTAACATTCTGGATACTGATACATCTTTCCCTCTATGAGTATGAACAACACACTGTTCCAAATCAATATCCTGTCGTCTTAGGTAAATCAAATCATCAAAATTGTTCCTTGCTATCCCCTCATATACAGCCATAAATACAGGCATCAATACTTCTCTCGATCTTGTTGTAATTAAAATTTCTCTACACCGTTTTGCTTCTTCAATCGAGAGATATACATCTGACAAAGCAATCTCATTGATTTCTTTCAAAATATTTCTTGTCAGAATTTTGGGATCAGCATAATTGATACTTGTATAATGATGATCCAAACACCACTTATTATAATCGCTAATATGTGACCTCATATACAGCTCAGTACTAAATGAATAATTTTTCATTATATACAATAGCTCATTTAGATCCATTTCGCACAGATCTTTCCCGAATTTATCTTCATATTGCCCCAATCTTTCAAATAGCTGCTTAACTCTAGTATTTTGATCCACCTGTCGATCTTTGAAATATCTTTGTTTTCGGCTTTGATGATACATTGCTCTACCTCCACTTTCACACCGGTAGTCTTCCATGATGAATATCTTGCGCTTGATAGATTGCACGAATCAAATAGGCGCTAGAAATATGTCCCATTTTCCAAACTAATCTTTCTTTACTAATAGAAGTTTCTGCTTCTACCAATAAAATGCTCGGTTTATATAAACCCGATTCATCCCGGATACCATATTGCTGAGACCATTTTGGATTGAGAGTTACATGAGTAGGGAGTACTTTCTTTGTTTGACTGGTAATCGGGATAATACTCACATTAGGACTGGATGAATTGCATTTATCATTGGAGATCACTACGCATGGTCTTCGATATTGCTGGATATGCTTATCTCTATCATCGGTCAATTCTGGAAGGTCTGCCATGTACACATCAAAAATATGGATTTCCGTCTGTGCTGTGCATTGCTTCTTATAATAATAAGTTCTGAATAAAACATCTTTTTCTTTTGTAATCGCTTCCATTTTAGGCCTCCTTTCTTTCTGATTTCAATATATCACTTGATCTATTTTACGTCAACACATTTTGACTTTTTTGTCTTATAATCAATTCTTTTATTCTATTTTAGTCAACATATATCATTTTTATGTATGTAATAATTTGCTGTAGTTTTAATATCTGAATGTCTCAAAACATTTCGCACTTCGACTAAATCCCTTTTCTCCTCATACATTTTTGTTCCACACCAATGCCGTAACATGTGAGGAGTAACCGTATTATTTGATGCCTTATTGCATAGATAACGCAGAGCTGTTTCTTTTAACCTCCCGTTTCGATTAGACAAAAATAATGCATTTGTATTTACTTTTTTTTTCTTACGCATTTCAAGATATTCACTGATCAACCCCATAAGATTATCTGGAATTGGTACAACATCTTGCGCTTCCATTTTCCCTTTACTGATCACAGTAATTCTCTGATGTTCTATATCAATATCAGATACATCTAAAGCAATCAGTTCTCCTCTTCGAAGCCCGCATTGTGCTAAGATATGAATAATCGTCGCATTCCTCAAATCTTGATCTGTATGGATTTCTTTGATATTTTCTCTGATCCGATCCATATCCGCCTTCTCCGGCATCTTGATTTGATTATGATTAATTGTTTTTTCCGGTATAAAGTTCCTGTTTCTGCGAATCGTAGCCGTTTTTAAAATATTCTTATCGACCCATTCATTGTCTACTAAAAAACTCCAAAAACTACTAAATACATCAATCTTATAGTTTACTGATCCCACAGATTGTCCCATTTCTAGTAAATAATTCAAGTACTCTACCATATTAAATGATTTGATGTCCTTTAAATCTCCTGGATTCAATTTTTCTATGCTTTTTGTCGCTAAAACTCCATTATCAATCATCCAGTTCAGCATATGAGTTAAGTATGATAAATAATTTTTCTTTGTAAGGGCACTTTTGAAAAGTGAAAAATATGCTTTCATGAACGCCGGAAATGTGGCTATTTTTTTCTCAAACTTCCGGTTTACCTCTTGATAATATTCTTTCTTATACTGTTTACTCATACCCATCACCTATCCCATTTTATTACTATATGCTTTCTTTAATTTAATATGTATAAAAAAAGCACTTGCCTCCGCAAATGCTTCTACTTTAACATCATCAATATTATTTAGTGTGTTTCATCCGCAACTCTGCTTCTACTATGCATCTCCGTAAACTTTCCCGCCTCTCAGGGTCTGTTTCTGTTGCAAGTTCTTTCTGATACTGCGCTTTCATTTTTTTTGCATTTTCATATGCGCTCTGATTGATATTCTTATCGATATTCTTCATGATCCTTTGCGTCTTAAATAAACCTTTAAACATTCTATTCACCCTCTTCATATTTTTTTCATTATACCACACCTCCAAAACTTTTGTGAACTAATCTGACAAAGAAACTCTATCTTCTTGCATTGCTTTCTTAATTTTCATAGCTTCTCTCAATACTTGATGTCCTTGCTCTGTATTCACATTAGACTCTATCATTGTGTCAACCAACAAGTTATAAAATGTTTTCGGTAAAACAATATGCGATTTATCAATCATATAGTCATCTTCTGGAAGTTCTCTATAACGACTGAATAATTCCAGTAATCTTTTAATGGCATATTTATCAATTTCCACATCATAATCCAGTGAGCATTCATTGCCTTCGGCAATCCATGTTTCTTCCGGAAACATTTCTTCAAATTCTTTAGCAATTGCCACGATCTGACTTATTAATTCCCTGGAATCTCCTAGCTCGGCCGGAGAAAGTACTTTGTTTTCCTGCAAAAGTTCCATATATTTCATTGTAATATGAATTACATCTTCATACAAAAAATTTTCACTCTTCATAATCTTATTCCTCCATTCCTTCTACTGCATAAGGATCGGAAATAATCAATTTTCCATCACATACAATCGCAAATGTATCTGTATCTTCCAACGGTTTTTGTTTTATAAAATCATAATTGCAATATCCCTGACAAGCTACAAACACTGGCATATCATTCTGCAAGTCTTTGATTAATTCCTTTAAATATCCAACATTCATTTCTGGTTTCATCATAATCAATGTCTCCTTCCGATTTTTGAATGTCTACTTTTACTCTTTGAATGTCCACTTTTTGATATATCGAATTGCTTTTTGGAAATCCTTCGGGTTTAAATCCTTATAGGAGCTTCCGCAGTTAAATTTTCCCTTAACGCAATTCCACATATTAACAAAATACTTCCGAGACTGTTTCTTATACTCTGCACTATGCGCACCGCCCAACAGTTCACTGATACGGTCTTTTCCGGCCGAGTAAATTTTTCGCTGTTGTACTGTAGTCAACGTCATATTATCTACAACCTGCGTGAACTGCTTGTTCTGTTTCTCTACCACATCAGACAGATTGTTGATCTGTGCATATACCAGTTTCCATTCCATTTTCATATCTTGGAACATTAGCTCCATGTGGTTCTGCGGCGTTAGATTATAAGTGCCTGTTTTGCGAATCGCCGGAAGAACTTCGCTTGTTACCCAATGCTTGAACCGCTTTGCTGATTCAAGTTTGCTTCCGAAGATTAAAGCATACAGACCGGATTCATTGATAATCCATCCACCACGTTGCCCTAAAATCTTATAATCAAACTCAGTACCGTTTTGGTATTGAGTTTCTGCATTAAGCATAATTCGATCTTCCTCGTCCACATGGCGCTGAATATCTCTATTTTGATTTTCATATCCTAACTTTTCGGCCACGTCTTTCCCCACAAACCACGGCTCCCTATTCAGAACCAATGTCCGGATCTTCCCGAATTCTGCATTCTCAAAAAGCTGCATCTCATTTTTCGGCATGTCAAAATATTCACCTAAAATTTTTTCCATATGTAAATCTCCTTCCTTACCGTGATGACATCCTAGATTAAACCTAGCCCGTCTTGCTTACTGTATCTCATTTTCATAGATCAACCAGGAATAATAGCACTCATTGTCTTTTGTATCTTTAATCGTTATCATTTCATTGTTAACAGTATATTTCACTTCGGCTCCGGACTCTCTGAAGATAGCCAGAACAGCCATTGCATCATTGACCATAAAATGTCTTGCCTTTTCTCTACTCCAAAACGTTTTAATAAAGGATTCTCCATCAGCATCATCATAATAAACTGAATATACAATCAGCTTTTCCGGATTGCTCTTCTCCCATTCCTCAATCTTTCGCTGAAGCAATTTTCCGTCACTAATCGTTGTCTCAACAACGATATCGTCATCTTCACGCCATGCAAAGAATTCATTTGGCGTTTCTCCGGTACAATATTTGAAGCTGTCCGGCAAAATAAATCTTCCATTTTGGCCTTTTAAGTGTACATTTATTTTATACATTTTCATCATCCTTCCTTTCTTTGTCTAATAATTCGTGCAGTGTATCTTCTGCTCTTTTTGAGATTTCGATGATTTGCAGATTAATTTGCTCCTTCTCTTCTAAATGTTTTAAAATCTTGGAGGTGATCATTGATGCGAATGTCATGTAATCCGACCACTCGTCTTCAACACCAAAATCATCGATTGCTTCACACGCAGCTGCTCCGATAAGTATTCGGATATATTTTTCTGATAACCAATAGCTTTTCTGTTCCATGACTTTCTCCTTAAATTTTCCACAGAAAAAGCACCATACTTATTAGTACAGTGCTAATTTATATTATTATTTACTTGTTTCTTGACACCATTGCTGATATTCGTCAAGATCTTATCTTCTCTTATCGACTTCTTTTTCTACATCCAATTTCACAAACGGCATACATTTCACCTCTTTAAACAAATACTACTTCAATAATTGCATAGGACACATTATAATTACGATTTATGAGATACCCCTAATTTTTCCATTAGTGCATCTTGTAAAACTCTTGAAACATTAATACCGGCTTTATCTGCCTCATAATTTAACCAACTTGGCAGAGAAACATTTTTTCTAACAACTTTTGTATCAATTTTCCTTCTATACTCATCGGAATCAATATCTACATAAGATAAAACGGTCACTCCTGCATTAGAAAACTCTCCCTTTTCAACATCTAATGAGTCGGATGGGTTTTGTATTTCTTCATTTGAATCTTCCATAGAAACACACACTAATTCAATAGCATCTCGTGCCATTTCAATCGCATCATTCATATCTTTGCCTTCTGTTGTAATATTTAAATCAGGAACTTCTACTAAGATACTCGATTCGACTTTTGTAAATAAAACAGGATATACTGCTTTCAAAATATCTCCTCCATTCTTTTTTACATACTATCAATGAATTTATTTATATGTATGGATCGGGGATTATAATAATCCCCTTCTCCTCAAAATAGTTTTTGCTAATATCTCATTTATCTCTGTGTGACATGGAATACATTCTCGTTCTTTTCCTCTCACATAGATATCATGCCACCTCCATGTCTTTCAAACTGAAATCCTCCATTTTCTAGCTTTTTTACTAGATCTTTTCTTTTCATAACCTCATGAATCACCTCCAGTTACTATTAATTATACACAAAAAATGTGTATAATCAATAGTTTTATACACATTTTTTACACAACACGAGAGTCATTATTAGGTTTTGTCTCCCATTTCTTCCGGTTGTATTTGCCCCAAATTTGCTTATACTCCGCTTCTGTTGTTACCGTTGCATTCCCATTCACACGGAATACACAATAAGGATCTAAAGATCCTTCCAATACAAATTTATTAATTAGCTCTATCATGGTTTATGTATCCTTTCTTGATGTTTTGCTTACATCTGACCAGTTTGCCAGCCTGTTCCAGATGTTTCGTCATTTTGTTTTGCGTGAAGCAGCCCTAATTCATTGGAAATTGCCAGTTTCCTAAATTTTTCGTCATACACATGTTACACCATCCCTTTCTCACGTCTGAGGTAATCAATCGCTTCTGGAAAGATTTGATCCATATTAATATTTGCATAGTCATAGGCACATCTTGCCATATCTTTATTGTTCCGTAAAATTTCCACTTTAGATACTATCCGGGTAGGTTTCATCCCTCTAACTTTTCTGTAAATGTCTCGCCTCCCCTCCCAATCAAGTTTATAATCCTGATCTAATCTGCGGAAGAACTTATGCCATACTACAGCTGTCGTATTTCCTTTTCCATAGAATTCCCAGATATATTTTACCAATCGTTCTAATTCTTCCAAAGACACCGGAGGGAATGATACTCCATTTGTATTTATTCTTTTCTCATGCTTTTCATCTTTTAACTTCTTGGAATTTTCCAGCAGGGTTTCTAATTTTGTCCGCAAAATATTCTTCATTGATGGGTTCTTATGTTCCATCCAAAAGAACAACTCCATCATACTTCGTGCTTTACGTCCTGTTTCCTCAAAAAACTCCTTCTGGTATTGTGTGTAGCATAATCCATACTGTTTCGTTAATTTCTTGTAAGCGTCCGACAAAACTGCTTTTTCGTCTCGGTAATGATGATCAAGCTTAACTATCTCTTTCAGGATGTCTCCCATATCATCACGATATTCACGATATTCCAGTTCATAATGGGAAATTGTATAAGGTATCTGCCACTGTTCCTTATTCTTTTCCGTAGCTTTTACTGTTCCAGATCTCTTCGTTTCCTCCGGTCTTACCTCCACTATACTGCTTGGATATTGAATGATCTTATTGAGAATATCTCCCTGATTCAAAATCACTTTTGCCATCATCGAAAATGATTTTTTCATCGTATCACGGAATATCTCATTCCGCTTGAATTCTTCCTCTAACATCGTATTTTGCGACCTTAAGAAGTCCTGAAGCATTTCCCGTGCCTCAGCAGGTAAATTTTCCGTCTGATCTGCCGGGACCAATAATGTGTTGGCTTCCTGTTGTTTCTCAGCTACTAGTTGTTCCGCAAGAAAATAGGTATTTACTAATTTCCTGTGCTGTTCCCATGCTTTCGGATCATTCATTGATTTTACGATCATCAAATAACCAGACTTCGTGAGGAGTGTTCCAGACGGAGCTTTCGGATTAAATCCATAGACAGCCGTCATCTTCTCTCCCAATTCTTTCCTGTTTACAATGAAATAGTCTATGTTTTCTTTGAAGTATTCTTTGTTTCTTAAAAAGTTCTTCTTTGCAATTCCGTCTGCCCTTTTGTGATATGTGTCAATATCACTAAAAGTCAGAACAATTTGACGATCGTAAAATTTCCGTGTCAAAGTAGTTCCGTCTATAGAAATTAAATTTTCCATAAAATCATTCCTTTCGTTGTATGATATTTTTTTTATATCTCGGTATGCCCGACATCCCGACATCTGTATGTCAATTATGTCAGGGACTTTTTGTCCCCGACATATGTATGTTGATTTGATCTCGGGGGTTCCAAACCCCCGACATCCGTATGTTAATTTTATCTTATGGATTTTTTGTACCGGACATCCAATCAACAAATTTTCCACCAAAAAAGCACCATACTAAAATAGTATCGTGCTTATGATCTCTACATTATTAAAATATCTCCATATGTTCTATATCTGATAACCTTACAGTATAAATAACATTTTCATCGTCCAAATACGAAGGTTCTTCTCTATAATTTTCATTGGTTTTCTTATCAAACTTCCCAAATGCGGATATAGCTATCCATGATTCTTCCCCTTTTTCTTCCATATTTTTCTGATGTCCAATTAGATAATACTCTTGATCTTTCAGATATATTTTTAAATTAGATCCGTCCTTCCAGTTGATTACTTCACGCCATATATCGTCATTTGTTGTTTTATGGAACCAATATACCATTACATTAGAAAACCATTTTCTTGATACTATCAGTGCTATGCAGATAGACAAAACAGTTCCCATAAATATTGCTATTGCAGAATTGACTAACGCATTGTCTGGGATCAATAACAGAAATCCTATTTTTACTCTCATAAATGTAATTATTGCCATTAAAATATAACTCACTACACATGACATCAGATTCATCATATAATTAGACATTCTTTTAGAACAAAAATATCGAAATATAAATAACGACCAATACCCCGGTATAAAATACTGTAATACTTTGGGGATACTATCTAGTAATAAAATCATTTCTCCTATAATAATCACCTCTTTCTATCACTTTTATCGTCTTTATCGTTTTTCTGTTCAGATTTTTTGCCAGTCATTTTTTCTATATTATATGGCTTTGTGCGCTGAGATTCTAACGTAAAATTTAATCTTTTCCGCTGATTGCTAATACCCGATGTAAATTCCTCTGTTTTTTGTTTATCGTTGTTGTCCATTCCAAATCCTCCTACTGCTAAATATGTTTTAGTATATATCATTATCCAGCAAAAGAATAGACTTGAAATTGACCTACGAAAAGATTTTCTTTATCACAATGTGGATTATGTTCATAGTCAAGAAATCTAAAAGATCCATTCATATCCGAAACACAGCCAATAAAAAAACATGCCGAAGATAAAGAACGTTGGGAGAACTACAACAATTAAAGTTTCTATAATTTCTTCTTTAATTCTCCTCCAAATTTTCCGCCATGTCCTACGTTTCTTTGTATGTCCTTTCATTGTAATTCTCCCCTCTCTTAAAAAAAATAAACTAGATGATCTGCATCTCTGTTACTTGACGGCATATTATAATAATTTCCGTCATATTACTTCTTCATGTTGTCCTACGTATTCCCATGCCGATATAAAAGCAAAAGCTTCATTATAATAGCGTGGATTTAAGTCTTTGTATGAACCACAAGAATATCTTTCTTTGAAATTATTCCACAAGTTAATGAAGTAACTTCTAGCATTTTCTTTATAATGTACTGAATGGGCGCCGCCTAACAGAATATTAATCCTGTCTTTCGCCGCCTGATAGAGTTTTTGTTGCTGCCTGGTTGATAATGTCATGCTGTCTATGACGTTTTCTAATTTTTCCATCTGTTCGCACATCATGTTTTCCATGCTGTTGATCTGTACTTGTATACCCACTATTTGCCCTTCTAGCCCCATGTTAGAATTAAACATATCTTTCTGTTCTTCCGTCTTATAGAACGCCTTGTGAAGTACATCAGCAGCTTCTAACTGGTATTTAAGTAGCTTCTTAACCGCATCTGGATTCTTTCTTTGCATCGATGGAGTTAATGAAATTTTAGCAAGCCACAAAGTGACGAATTTTTCCGCAATAAAAACTATTTTTCTGACCTGCCCGTCAAATTTGACGTTCAGATCTGTTACATTTCCATCAAATACAACATCACTTCGCAAATTTTTAATTTGCCTATCAGCTTGTCCTTCTGTCAATCCGATATCAAGACACGCTTTCTTTACCGAAAGGAAAGCCATACCTGCCCGCTTTCGTCTCTTACCCCTAACAATGTACTGCCATTAAAAGGGACTTCTTTCATTTCTTCTCTCATGGTATATCTTTCCTTTCTATTAATAGATATCTTCCGTCTTATAAGCGTAAAGTTCATAGTCATCTTCCGTCATGATTGCCAACTCTTCGCCGTCTGTATTCCAGTCAACGATCTGCTCAACAAAATCATTCGCAAGATTCCATCCTGTTTCCGTGTTCAGATTTAATCTATAATTTTCCGTCGTAGTTTTCTCTGGCACTGTCATTCTTCCAACAAAAAAGGCACTTGCCCATATTATGGTAAGCGCCACCAGTAAGCCAACTACATATAAAGTATTTTTCCATTTCTCTTTCACAGTATTTACCTCCATCAACTAATGAACTGAATCTCTGTATATTGTTCTTCACTAATTTCATTTACGCATTTCAAAATATCCGCTAAAGTATATGCATAACTACGATTTCGCAGATTTTCCTCCAGTTCTAAATCTCTATAAATTCCATTTTCATCTTCATACTGTGTGTCAATATGAAGGGCATTTTTCTGAATAACTTTCGTTTTTGGAAGTTTTAATTCTTTCCCGTTCTTATCATATCTTTCTATATCTTTCTTGTCATATCCCCCGAAATTTAAAATATAATCCCTGCCATTTTTCCCGTGAATAGAATAATCATAGATACCTACACGATAATTACCCACATCCGATAAAACTTTTACATCATAATCGTTATTTAAAAAGTCGCATCCTCGTTTTTCTAAATATAAAATTTTCCTCATACAAATCCTTCTTTCTTTATTTTTCGAATTTGAAGTTTTCGATCGCATCGTTAAAAAGTAGCTGATAAACTTCCGATTTTGTCCAGTGGTCAACATCGCCGCTTTTAACGTCGCTTTGACTGTTCAGGTATTGCCTGATCTTTTCCAGCTTCTCCAGATTTGCGCCTGTGACAAAAATTTTTATACTTAACATTTTTCCGGTCATGTTTTCTATCTCCTCACTATTGCAAGCAATCCCGGAGCAATGGCTCCGGAGTGCCTATTTGTTTTCTTTTTCCAATATTTCGACAAGTTCATAACATCCGCTTTCAATCATTTTATTATATCTTTTCTTTGCTGCTGTTTTTGTTTTGTATGCTTGCATTATGTTGCATCCGGTTTCTTTTTTTACATATCCTTTTAAAATGTATAACATTGTTTTGTCCTCCATTTCTTAAAATCCGGCTTGTGCCGGCGCATCTAACCAATGTAAAGAAACAATTCATTTTCTCCGGGGATATAAATCAATCCATTTTCTAAGCATAGAAATAAATCCGCTTCTTTATCCGATGATTTTTTATAAAATTCTTCATAACTCCAGCCATTGCCGCCCTTGTACTTATTGAAATTTAATTTTTTGTCACTTTTTAATTTTTTTGAAATATCGGTAAAGCTCATTTTAGGGAGAATCTGACCGTGTGGTTCAAAGTGATATTTTTTATAAATAAACATTTTTTACCTCCATTTTCTAAAATATCCGGCTTGTGTTGGGAACCCCTGCAACCAGAGAAAAATCAAACGGCTATCCCACATAAGCGGGATTATACAGTTTTTAGCATATTTTCCCACACATGCACAGTTTTATTAACGTCATTATGCTTTCGTGCTATTTCTATAAACATCGAAAGCTGAGATTTTAATTCACTGAGATTTAAGCAGGACTGATTGACAGGAAAACCATAAAGCGATCCGAAGTCACAAACAAGACCAAAACTATATTTTTTAGTATTATCATTTTGGACAAGTATATCTTCCCCGTCTTGATATAATACAGAATATTCCTCATAACATGCCCCGTTTTTAAAATACCATTTTAATTTTTTCACACTATTACTTCCTGTTTTTTTATTAAAGGCAGCCGATGCAATAACTCCAGTAATATTGTCTGGAACAATTTCCGCTGCGCTTGCGATTTCCTCATAGCTTGCGCTTCTGTCCTCAACTTCCAAAAGATGATTAATTAAATAATTTTGTTTTAATTCTTCCATCTGTTCAAAAGATAATTCTGATACTGTCATATACTTCTCCTTTCTCGCTGGCATCTTCTGCGGCGGTTAGTTTTAAATCACTCCATGATCACGCTTATATTTTATATGTTCTTCTATTGACAACGGTTTATATACTTCTTTTGCGTTCGGGTTTGGCCGGTATACATGGAGGGTTTCCCCATCGTTTAGAACATAGCAATCAACGATAGAGCCGTTAGAATATCCTTTTATCTTTTTTACACCTTCAGGCAAATCGGATAATTTCCAAAAGCCGCCGTTGTGTGAATCGTCCAATTTTCTGTTTACGCTGTATTTTCTCCAGATTCCACATTCTGGTTTAGAATAAGGTTTTTCTTCCTCTAATTTAATTTCAAGTCCTGCAAAATCAAGAAATGCCTGCAACTGCTCCCAATTATTAAACTCAGCGAAATACCATTCCCAGCTGTCATGAATAATAATGGGGCTTCTGTGGTTTTCTGAATCTACTTTTTCAATCGTTGTTATATACATTTCTTTCATATTCTCACCTTATTAACCTTTCTTTTTTGGCTTGCCATCGTCAGCGGAAAAGTTGCCATCTTTCCCGGACGCTCCAGAGCGGAGCGTTTCGGCTATGATATTTTTTCCAACTCGTTTTTTATATTGCTGAAATAGTATTGCTGAAATAGTAGCTTTCATTTGTTTCTATATTTTCAAATGTTACAGACGGAGCAGATACCTCAAAAGGTGTGAATATTTCACCTCTGCAAATATACGGACTTCTTTCGGTATTCCAATCAATGCCAAGTTTTCCGTTTTTGTAACAAACCTCAAAAACTTTATTATAATTTCTTGTTTTAATTTCTCGGTTACTGGTGTCATATAAATGTACATTAATCATATCTTTTTCTTTTAACATTCTTATTTCCTCCATTCTTCTAGCTTTTAATAATACCAGCTTTCATATACTTTTTTTATTTCACCGTTGCATTTATAGGCGCTGGCATAGCTGCTAATGTCAAAATAGCAATTGTTTTTTGCTTCTTCTTCGTCTTGAAAATATCCAGGTTTAATACGTTTTAAATCGCCTTTCTCCTGATCTTTGATAAAAACAGAATGTGGAGACGGTGGAAGAATTTCTCCGGTGATTTTATAAACACGATCTTCTGCCATCCCAGAAACAGGATCCCGTCTGACGATCGGCGGATTTACTTCCCGGACTCTAACAGATTTTTCTCCGACTAAAGCAATCACCTGAAAGAAATCGTTGTTTGTTTGTTCATATCCCCATGATGCAGAAAAGATATCACCGACTTTTACACCAAAAACATTTTTCTTTTCAGCCTTTTCTTTCGTGGTTACTGTTTTGATTTCTTTTCCATCTGTGATTGACTGTGCCAACTCAATGCGTTCTGGTGTCTGTTTTGCATACCAAAATTTTTTCTGGCGGTGCCACCGGAAACCGCTCTTTTTGAGGCTCTCCAAAGTGCTCGAAATCGGTTTGCAGTCAAATCTAATTTCAATACCGTTTAATTCTTTATTTACTGTTAATGTCGTCATAGTTTTATTCCTCCCCTATGCAATTTCTTTCTGAAGACTTAGAATATCTTTCATTAAAGAGTTCTTTGTAGCTGTAGCAACTAGTATTTTCGCCACATCTTCCGGATTTCGTCCACCAAAAGAAATATGGCAATTTTCGCCACTGTAATAGGCAATGGCAAGCGGTAAAGCTATTGTTTTCAACTGTTTTATACTTTTTTTCATTAACTGTGATTTTGTGTATTTCATAATTTTTTCCTTTCTTCCTTTTCCCCTGTACTCTGTATTTACAGGCTTGTAACTGTCTTTTAGGCTACATTACAGGACACCTTCAACTCTTCGCCATTCTCTCCCACTTGTCTGACTATCTCCGGCTATTCAGTTTTTCATTTCTTTTATTAAGTTTTATCTTAACTTTATTTGTACTATACATCTTTTTAACCGCTCTGTCAATATATTTTCCTTAATTATATTAAGTTTTTTATTAATATTTGCTACATAAAAAAGTAGCACTCGGTATAGTGCTACTCAATCACAGTTCCATCACTAAATTTAAACCCTGAAAAATATTTACCATCCAAAATTGCTGCGATACGTTCTAGTTCGTCTTGTGTAAATTTGCCACGATTAAAGCGTTGCTGAAATGCCGGGGGACTTGTGCCCAGTTGCCTAGCTAATTCTGCCCGACTCATCCCGGCATGCGCACACGCCATATCTATTTTTTGCTGTATCGTCAATCTGTCATCCTCCTTAATATCATATGATATCATTATATCATACCTCCTTTCTAAATGGTACAAAATTTCTTTCTGTATTAATTCCACTGTGCCATATGTCGTTCAATTTTAAAGTCATGCAACAATTCCCTTGATGTGTCTGGAATTCTTCTCAATACCTTTTCAATTGCTGCATATTCGTTTTCAGCCGTTTCAATATGTGCATGATACATGCTTCCTATGTAATATCTCACGCTATATACCCTCATTGTTGTTCCCTCCTTTTTTCTTTCCTCATGTTTCAAAAGTCGCTTGCCGAAGTCGTGAACTTCCGCCGGACTGGTTAGCCGTCTACCGATTGCAAGCGGTCGCATAATTTCAAGCGGTTTCTGAATTTATCGGCCCTCATTCTGTTTTCTGAGCCGTAGGGATTCGGGCGTGACTTGATTTCTGCCGTGTGCGCCATATGGTGGCGCTTACCCGACCTTTTCCCCGGATGTCTGCTCCTTTGTGTACTATGGCGATACAGCCCGACCTTTTTCGGATGTCTGCTCCATCATCTTTCTATTACCCCTACCCACAAACGCTTTTCACGCTTTGCATCGTCTCCCGTCCAATTGGGTTTCGTGCTGGGGAATGTTTAGTTGTCAAGGTTCGTGATTGATTGTAAGCTAATTATATAAGCTATAGCCTAATTTGTCAAGCGTAAATTTAGGCTATTACTTAATTATTTTTGTAATAGCCTTTTAATTACAGTGTTTCACCGTTCCGATCCGTAAAGTTAATTACATAAGTAAGATTCATAATTGCACAGAATTTTTTTAGATCGGATTCTTTCCAATTATCCTCTTTAAATTTTTGAGATATGGAAGGTTGGGAAATTCCCCATTGTTCAGCAAGCCACTTTTTCGTCTTGCCGGAACGCTGTAATATTAAATTCATTTTTTCGCTCGTTGTCATCATAAAATCAATCACGCCCCTTGATGCTATTATATCAGATATTTTCGCTGATTGATACTATTATTTAAGGCGTGCCAGAATTGACACGCCCCAAAAGTTTTGGTATACTTTTTAATGATCTGTGAGATGGTCTTGTATATATTCGTAGGCTTCGGAATCAGTTGGGCAAGCAACTAATTTTTCGCCGTGTCGATCATATACGACTGTCTCACTATTATAAGTTATGTAGTACATTGTTTTCACCTCCTCTCTGCGAAAATTGGAAGTGAAAGAATTGTTTCTTGTATTTTGTATGTATTTATTATCCCGCTCTGTTGTAAGTCCTAGTTGCTTACATTAGCGGTCGGAAAAGTTTTTTGTTTTGATCTACGTTTTCAAAACTAGCGTTGATACCGACTTTTTACTATTTAAAGTAATCTCATAGCAGATAAAGTGTTCTCACTATGCTATCTTAGGTACTTTTCTAACCTCTCATATAGATTTCTCTATACGCCTCCATCAGTCGCAATACTGCCTCAAGTACATGAGTGGTCTAATTCCGTGGAGTGGATTTTTACCAACAAAATCCTGAAAATTGGCTTGTATAAGCTATAAGTCGGATATTGTAACGTGTCCTTTGTTCACGATCTATTTACATCAAATAGATAAGATACCGTATTGCCCTGAGATTATAACCGTATGTCCAGTTATAACCATTCTACCGTATCAAGTGCTATGACTTGTACGGATTCGGTCGTCTTTCAAATACGACATCCCGGAGATCGTCAATCTCTCAAATGACTTTATGTCCTCTCTTTCAATATGTTTTTCTAGTTTTGGGATTGTACATTGACTTTTTCAAAAGAAATGAATATAATAGGTGATGTCAATGGCAAGAAATTGTTGTTTGATCTTTGGGCTGATTTCTAGATTGGTAGTCGTGGGAATCAGTCCTTTTTGTTTCCTTGCTTTCCCTTAACTTGTGATTATAATATAGCACATCTGGAAAGCCTTGTCAATCGTTTTCGATAGATTTTTTATTGTTTTCGATTGTTACAATGTCGGAAAGCTGGCAGTTAAACAATTTACAGATTTCAATTAAATTTTTCATTGATACCGTTTCGTTTTTTGTCATCTTGCCGATTGTGTTGCTACTACACTTAATTGCGTTTTGTAAGTCTCTTTTTGTCATGCCCGCATCAATTAATTTATGCCAAAGTTTATTATATGATATTTCCATTTAGACACCACCTTTTTTCTTGATATTATATCATATATGTAGTACAATCAAAAGAAAAGGTTGAATGAATATGGCACGTCATAATGATATAAACAGAGCGCACGCTTTACTTGATGGAACAAATTGGCATATACAAGAAAGTAATGCTTCCAAAGGTCAAAGACGAGACAAAAGAAGTTGCATTTATTACAACGCTAAAACCAAAAAATGCACGCGATTGAAATACTTTTGTCCCGGCTCTTCATCTTGCTCGACTTATAAACACCGTTAATTATACTCATTTATTTGACTGTCAAGGTACGGAATCACGGAAACTACTTTGACGGCTAAGTTGCCGAGTTTTTTATTGTCTAAACCGTGCCAGAGAATATCTTTTTAGCACCGTTTTCAGGTAGATATTTTTAATTGCCTAAACTCTGTTATATGTTGCTAATCGACTTGATTTAGTGTCTTTGTTGTGTGCCTGTCGTTTAGCTTGATTAAATCTTAGCATGGCTTTAGCCATATTTCAAGTATTTTTTATGGCTTTAGCCATATTCGGCATTGTGCATAATTGTCTTTTGTATATGGCTTTAGCTATTTGTGAATTGTGCATAATGCTTTATTCGATTTTGACAGTATATGCCCCATGTGGTATACTGATATACTATTTATGTGGAGGTGTCGCATGAGTACAGAAGCACAAAAACAAGCTTATAAAAGATATCGTGCAAAAAAACTTAATTTTGCGATATCATACAGCCCTACCGATAAGATCGAGGGATTGCGCTTACAAGCCTACCTTGCACAGACTGGGCAATCTGCTAACGCCTATCTTAAATCACTCGTCAAGTCAGATCTGGACAACAAAGGGATTGCATACCCAGCACCGGAAGAGGATAACCGCATATAATAAGTACGGGCTTATTTGTTACGATCTCACGGCGGAGATTGTCGGGGATTGTCGCATCTTGTATGCTATCCTACTATATGCCCGTTTTAAATCGATTATGCGCCCGTTATGGTACCTTTTATTAGATTGTACGTAACGGGCTTTTATTTTGCTTATACGGGAGTTGTATGGGGACTGTGATCGGCCAAGGGATAGACGGCGGACGTTGTGATCTGCGATAATGTCGGTCAGGTATCGGCTGCTAAAGTGAAATATTATATTTATTGGTATTATTAATGTATTTGTTTATCATATAGCATCTATATACATATCATAATAGTATTACTTATATTATATTAAGTATATGATATGCATGTATTAATAACGATAATATAGAGTAATACATCATATTTATATAATTAGTGTAATTATATCATATTATATAAATATCTTAATAATATAATTGTTATTATATTTTATTACATGTTATTAGTATTTAATTGATTAAAATGTGATAGTTTGGAATTCCATAATATATCCATTTCTATTATCCCGGCTTTTCGTATGTCTGTCATGTGATCTGTATACTTAATTTATTTTTAATATTGGATCAATTTATATGTATTAATATTTTTTGATTTTTAAATTATTTTTTATTTTGTCTGAATTATAATTTAATTGTTTGTTGTCTCAGTATTGATTATGACGGGGAAACTTACGGGATTTTTATTTGAAAGTATTTTTTATGCTTTTTGTTGGTATTGAAAATATTTTCATTTTTTGTTGTAATTACAACGAACAATTTCGATCTTAAACTTTTCCCCGATATCTCCTCCCCCCTTATTTGAAATAGCATAAAACCTATATCTTTTATGCTATTTTTACGTTATTATATTTCCTTCATGAAAAGTCAAAATAACAAAATATTGTATCCTCATACGGTATAAAGCACTATATATAGGGGTCCTTTTACGTTTTGTTTCCTTTTTGTTTTATACCCAATAGGGGTATGTCTTACATTCCCACCCCCACCCCAATTTTCATGTTCGAATCACCTTTTACCTCGAAATCGACCTCGAAACAGTGTTCGAAAATTCCATCAACCACGCTACTTTTCGACCTAAAAATCTCCCGCAAAAATTACCTCGAAATTGCCGATTTTACCATTTTAGGAACCTCAATCTCGCACCACTCAAACTTTTTTCGAGCATCATTCCATTTTGCAACGAACACACAATTTTAAAGCTGTTTCTTCTATAGATGATATACCTCGAAACTGCCGATGAAATCTGTGATTCCGCTGCTCTACTCCAATATCCTTTCCCGGCAATTTTCGAGCTTCATTTTTTTTGCAAGAAAAAAAGACTACGGATTTTCGCCGTAGCCTTAATATATGATTATAATTTATTATTAAAATAATATTTCTCTTATCTTTAATGATTCTCTGTACTGTTGTGCATCAGGAATTTCAATGAAGTCTACTGTCCGATCAAAATTGTTATTAATAATTTCTTCGATCTCTGTTAGGGAAACTCTGAAAAACTCCTTGCGATTATTAACCAGGTTGATCTTTTTATCATCTAAAGCATTATGAATAGCTGCTTCTAAAGCAGGTGCGTCATCTGAAAAAATCATAGCATGTACATCGAATTTGAAAGGAACAGAAGCTCCACTTAATTCATCAATACGATCTTGAGGGTTTAACCTTCGAGTCATCCCAATTTTATAAACATCTTTTCCGAAAGCGCCGATATTCGATACAACATATACATATCCAGCTTTTTGATTTGCTTCTCTATAATCTATATCTTTCATAGCTTTCCCAATATCCAGCAATTTAGAGTTTGTTTCTTCTTTTTTATCATTTAACAATTTAATCCTCTCACTATCTTTTTCGATAATAAGCTGCTCTTCAATATGACGTAAATAAGTTTGGTAATGCTCTCGTTCTTTTTTCAACCTCTTTCTCTCTTCCTCTATCTCCTTTTCTAGTAACGCCCGTTCTCTTTCTTCCCGTTTCTTTTCTTTCAGCAGTTCCCTTTCTTTATATTTTTGTTCAGCATATTCAAAACACAAATTCAATTCTACTAATTTTAAATTCAAATATTCCTCTGACATAACAATACAAAGCGGCTCATTTAATTTATTAATCGAATTAAAACTTTGAATGATTTTTTCTTTTATAGAACTAATATTATGATATTTAACCTTATTAATCAAATAATCACATTCTTGATTAAACGATCTAAGAGTTAATTTCATATTACGATTTATCATTTTTATGCCTTCAGATCTACTATCACCCACCCTCCAATTAAAAGGACAAATAATTGCCGTTTTATTTCTAATCATGCTCTTTTGCTTTTCACGACATTCCATAATCTTATCTTTATATAAAGACGAGGACATAAGATCATAAACCGGCGTGTATAATCCAAATTCTTGATACATTTTTTCTTGTCGCAAATCTATAACTTCATCTAATAAATGCGTTTTTATATTTTCTAAATAAGCAATCTCTTGTTGATATTTTTCACATTTCAAGTTGATATCATCAATTTTCGCATCAATTCCTTTATTGTATTCACTGAGTTCACTCTTGTAGACTTCCTTGTACGTTTCAACTTCTTTCTTTAATTTAATGATAGACAAAACATTAATAAGCTTTATCCTTGCATTTTTTCTTCGCAGATCACCCTCCTCCATCACATCATCTGAAATCATATCCAGAGCAAATTCGATATCTTGTTCTAGTGATTGATTTAAGCTGCGTAAATTTTTATTTTCAATTTTCAACTGGTTAATTTCTTCTTTTATGCTATGCTGTTTCCATTTATTGATTCTGCCAATATTCCACATTCTATACCTCGCTACCAATTATAAATATACTTTTACTCTACTCCTACACGTTCCCAAAGTCAACAATGTGTATCAAAAATTACCACCGGATTTTGCCGCAAAATATGTTGACGCAATTCTCCCGGTGTGCTACACTAATTATAGCAAAACGTCAATTGTATCCTGGCAAGATACAGTTACACTCAGAACAACGCAAGAGAAAGGAATGGTGTTTTTTTGTCTACAAATTTCATAATAATTATTATCCTTGCAGCTACTCTTCTGCTTCATGTAGCTTGTGCATCCGATATCCACATTTTCTTTTCTGTAATAAAAGATCGTAGAGGTGGAAAAGTTACAGAGCCAAGAAGTATTGCAGAACCGAAACAGTACATTTATAGAAGATGTAGTGGTAGGTGTCCACCTCGTCGATCTGTTTTTTGGTATTCTGCAAGAATAGCAAAAAGACGAGCATCGGAGATGCGCTGTCAAGTATACTCTATTGTACATCACAACTTTATATGGTTTGATACTTCGTAAATTTTGCCTACTATTATTGTAGCTATAATTGTTACATTAAAACTCTACAGTTTCATTCTGAAATGTAACTGTCATTATTACATTGAAACAGAGAAAATAAAATTTTAGATGTAACCTTTATTGCTACAATAAAACGTAAAAAATTTATAAAAATTTTATTTTTTACAAAATCGTTGGTTGGCGAAATATTATGATGGTTTTAAATATATGGATGGTTTTAAGTACTGTATACTCTTCTCCGGGGTCGATAAGCTGAGAAATATGCAATAATTGTCATTATGTACTGATCTCATCATCTCAAAATAGCAAAAACATTTTTTCAAGAAAGAATAACGATATAAAAAGGAGTGAATTTATGGCTAATATTATTTCATACAAAGATGCAGGAATTTCTGTGTTCTCAAACACGATTAGAGCCTTACTGACTTATTTTGCTTTATCTTCTGACGGAACGGTGATCTTTTCCAAAAAACTGCTCTTCTATTTATTGAAGATGGAAGAGCCGGAAATGATAAAAACAAGGCATTCTCATCTAATGAAGAAAATTGAAGTTGCTCTGCAAGAACTCATGGATCATAAAGAAATCGATGTAGTTACAAAATTCAAGGATGGATATATTGTGACATCTAATTCGATCTGGGTAGATGGGAACGAGGATTACTTTGCAAAAATGGATTTAGAGGATATGCAAAAAATTTTTGCAAACTGTATACGTCCGTTCCAGTTATTTGATTTTTACGGAAAACTTCTACTTTCTATCGGATTTGATACGAAAGCTTATCATCTATCTCAGGAGCAGATGGCAGAACGATGGAATCTCAATCGGGCAACAGTGCGGAACTACATTAATACACTGGAAGATCTGAATCTGATTTATGTATATCGGTGCCAGTGTCGGTACCCGGACAGTCAGCAGGTCGTAGGACATTTTTATGGAAGATATGAAGATCGGGATGAAATTGAAAAGACTGCTGAGGAGTATATGCGGACAATCAAAGCGGTGCCGATTCGGGAAGACTTCCGTAGAAAACACCAGTCTGTAAAAAAGCGATATAAAGCTTTTGTGGGCGGTGCGAAAAAATACCGTGAAGATCCGGAGCTGATTTTGGAACTTTACAGGGAATGCCAATCATATAATGACTTTTATTATCTCTATAAAAATAAAAAGCCGGAACTGGCAGAGGAATACGGATATTCTCCACTGGACTTATCCCCGTTTGATCCGTATCTGGATTCTTTCGGGATTCAACCTACTACAATAACAATCAAGGAGGATGCAAAACAAGAATTATGCACAACGGAAGACTAACAATTCAAGACTTAAAAGATACTCGATACATTGATTTACCGTCTACCACTGCTACTTTCTCTCCTCATATGACGGATGCTCAGTGGCAACAACGCTTTCTTCTTATGAAGAGTATGGTAGAACCTTCTACTGAGAAGAAATTCTACAAGGGGAAAGGTCGAGAAGGATCTTACGATCCGGATCAACCTCCGGATAGATACGACGGTGCTACCGAATGGCAGTATTACGTAGCTTGGATCAATGATATACTCCGGCAAATTCGGAAAGGGCATACCGAATATACATATTTTTGTTATCAGGTACGGGACCTGCTCCGGTTCGAGCATGATCGGCTGCATACCCGATACTTTCCGAAAGATCGCACTGTAGCGGTGTGGATTGAATAAGTGTTTTCGGCTGGCAAACGAAACACGGCAAAACATCAATATCATTTATTTTTCAAAATTTTTACAACTAAATATAGGAGGACACATGACTTATAGCGATTTCGTACAAGAAGCATGTCCAAAAGAACTGTTTCTCAAATTAATGCACGGCATTCAACGACAGTATTCTTTTTTTGATGCGATGAATACAGTTCTCGCAGAATACGGAAGCGATGGCTACATTCTCCCATCCGATCAGGACTACCTTTTAATTTATTTGATGGAACGCATATTCCACGATGACGAGAATCAATGGATTTCATATTTTTTGTTTGATTTGGATTTTGGAACAAAATACCAGGATGGGTTTGTTGTAATGAGTAATCGTATGGTTCCTCTCCGGACCCCGGAAGATTTGTATGATCTTCTTATGAATAATCTGTGGGAGGAGGATGCGGATGGCTCTCGATAAGCAGGTTGATATGTACTCTGTTGATACAGGGCATTTTTACAGCAATCATGAAAAGTATTTGCATGATATGAACTGTAAGTATCGGCAGGAACGAAACTACGTCAAAAACAAGCGCACAGAATTGGAAAATGATCTTATCAAAGCTGGATTTGCGAAAGAAGAAATCAAGTACTGGAATTTGTATACGATTGAAGATTTTCAGGAGATGCATTCACCGGTAATGGAAATTCCGGAAACTTGGGAACTCATTGAGAAGTATGCTTTCTATAACTCTTTAATTCATCATAAGAGAGAAAAAGCGAAGGAATCAAAACTTAAACTATTAACATTGCTGAAAAATCGTATGAAACAGAACGAGTTGACTGATGGAAAGGATCACCGGCGCCTGTTGCGGGAACAGGATCTATCCGATGCAAATGTGGTTTCTGTGTTTGAATCGTGTTTAACCCGGACAATTGGAGTGAAACAAGATGAATTAACGGATGATTTACTGGTAGTCCAGATCTATTACTTTGATATTTTTAAGGATATCTCATACTACGGGTTCTGGTATCATGGTGAGAAATACCGATACCTTACTTCTTCAGCGGGTCAGATCCGAAAGAAAAAAGCTGTTTTCATTAAAGAAAGTACATGGAAACGAATCGAGAAAACCATCATGTGTGGGTTGACGATAGAGCAGATTAACGCTCACGGCGGGAATAATGTAAACAAGCACTTAGCATACCTTGCTTTGAGCAACTCTGCAACCGACTTGTGGGAGGAATTTGATATCGACCGGTGCATTATCGTTGATGATTTTGAAACGCAGGTATGGGGAACTTTCGATTTCATTGACGAGAAGGATTATTCAATTACCCGGAAAACGGATTATGTGCCTGTGCCACATACGGATGGGGCCGGTATGATTCTCCCGATGGCATTCGGGGTCCCGCAAAAAAATACTATGGTACGTTTAAGTTGGGTGAAAGGTCTTCTCGGAGTGTTCGATTTCGTTGGGTTCATTCAGGAGCATAACTACTCCCCGGTCATCAAGGATATTTATGGGAAAGAACATGATGTTATTGAAGAGGAAATCCAAATCATCTTTACGAAAAGCCAATTTAAAATGGCAAAGCACTTCCATTCGTGGGAGCAATACAAAACATGGTTCAAGCAATATGGATGTACTGCTGGTCGATGCAATATCGAGGAAGACCGGATCAAGAATGCAAAGATCAATTACCAGATGCTTCAGACACTGACGGATATTACTGATGAAGAAATTGAGCAGTTGACATCTGTATCAGCAAATCGCATCCGGAATATCTGCAATTCCGAGGAAACGATAAAAGATATTTTAGGGATCACCCCGTACAATTTACATCCGACACCATTCCAGGAGGCAGTGAAGATTTACCCGGCACTGCTGAATGATTCTTATGTAACGGACGTTCTCAGGGAAATCAAAGATAGTCTCTTAAAAAAGTATCGTAGTGGAAAATTGGAGATTGGAGGGAAATATACCTTTGTATTACCTGATTTCTACGCAGCTTGTGAATATTGGTTTGGACACATTGAGAATCCGGCGGGGTTACTGCAAGATGGTGAAGTCTTCTGTTGGCTGACACGCAAGGCGGAAAAGGTAGATTGTCTGCGTAGCCCGCATCTTTATAAAGAACATGCGGTGAGATTCAATATCGCAAATCAGGCATATGGACAACGATCTGCGGAAATCCGCAGGTGGTTTACTACAAATGGGATTTATACCAGTACGCATGACTTGATAAGCAAGATTTTACAGTTTGATGTGGATGGTGACAAATTACTGGTTGTAACTGATCCAGTTTTTGTATCTATCGCAGAGCGTAACATGAATGGGATTGTTCCTCTTTATTACAATATGATGAAAGCAGAGTCTACTACATTGAATAAAGAGAATATTTATAAAGGGCTTCATGCTGCTTTTGTTGGCGGAAATATTGGAATGTACAGTAATCATATTTCGAAGATCTGGAACCATGAAGTATTTGTTTCTGGAACATTGGAAGAAAAACAAAGGGCGATTGACTGTGTAAAACGGTTATGTTGTCAGGACAACTTTGTTATCGATTACGCCAAAACATTATATAAACCAGAATTTCCAAAAGAAATCGGGAAAGAAATTTCTTATTACACAAACCGCAAACTTCCTGCATTCTTTGAATATGCCAAGGATAAAAAGCCAGAACAGGTTGAACCTCGAAATCAGAGCTTTGTAAATAAACTTTTTACGAAGATTCCAAATACACGTATTAATACCAGAGGTTTGAAACTCGGAACAATTAATTATAAAAAAATGATGGGGAATGTAAATATTGTTTGTTCTAAAGAAGTATCTCAACTATACCGGGAACTAAACCAACAGTATCGCTATATGATAAACATGAAAGAAGAATACGAGGACAATCTGCATTATGTAGCCTGTCAGATCCGGATGCAGTTTACTGATCTTGGATATTCAAATGAAACCATTGCAGATATGCTGGTTTATTACTTGTACAAGACTCCTCACCGATCCAAGCAGATGCTTTGGTTTGCTTATGGAAAGTACATAGTGGAGAATTTAAAGAAGAATTTAGAAATTCCTGCCACAAAGATTGTGGAATGCGTAGATTGCGGAGAGTGGTTTGAGGTCCCGGCGAGATCCAAAAGCCATCGTTGTGCAATATGTCAGTACAAAAAAGATAAGGAAAGCAAACGAAAATATTGGGGAAAATCTCGTTAAATTTTTAACACTAGAATTATCTCAACTATCTCAAAAACGCCCGTGTTTGCGGTCAAAATCCATTTTTGTGAAAAAGTACCAAAATGGAGAAAATGACCGTTGGTGCGGTCGGAATGAGCGATTTTGAAATGTGGCATAAGGGAGAAGACACGAACTCCTAGACATGTCGTCCAAATAACAATCTCAAAAGGAGTTTAAATATGTTATTTTTTACCAATATAGACTTGTCTATTTTTACTAATCGAACAGGTGGTGCTTGAGAATGGTTATAACCAAAGAAGATTTAATAAAACGTGTAGCGCAATCTCAGAAGATCCCAGCATCGACGGTACGGAAGGTTTTGAATGCCGTAGAGGATAATGTGGTCGAATGCTTATCTTCCACCACCTCGGCCGAAGAAAGAGTGATTAAACTATTTTCAGGCTTGCATATTGTTGCAAGGCATGAGGTTCCGCAAATGAAAGGATGTTTACGGGATATAGAAGCAACACCAAAAATACGGCTGCGTGGTGAGATAAAACGCAGCTTAACAGATAAAGTGAATAGATAGCTTTGTGCCAGGGATATTTCTCTGGCACTTTCATATATGAGGCGGGTTATGCTGGAACGGTCCCACACAGGCCCCATAAGCCTGAGAAACGAGTTCGACTCTCGTACCCGCTATTTTCATGAGGTGTAGCCCAGTTTGGTTAAGGCGCACGGTTAGGGACCGTGAGATCGCAGGTTCAAATCCTGTCACCTCAACTTCACCCTGTACAGGGAATATACACAGAAAGGGACGATTTTTATAAAAGAAATCAGTAAATCCGATTTAGAAAAACTGCTGAATGCGGGAGTTATTCGCAACACTTCCCGTGGTTTCGTGAATCGGAAGGGATATCATATTGGATATTATCGGACTCGTGGTTGCGCCGGTAAACGCTATATCCAAGACTATTATGCTGATAAAGCAAAGTCATTATAAGACATATCAGTACAGACAGAAAGGTGGGACTTAACCATCAGCAAAAAGAAACGTGAAGTATCGATTGAAGTGATCGGCGGTAATGCTGAAGGTGTTACTGGCAGTTGCACGAAAATCGAATGCTATGGACAAACACTTTTATTTGAACTCGGTATGATTCAGGATAACCATACCATATTGGAAAATTATCGGGCAAATTCCAGAATGATATCCAAAATTAAATCTAAAGAGATCGATATGGTCATTATAGGACACGTCCATACGGATCATATCGGAAGCCTTCCCACTCTATTTGCCAGAGGGAATGATCATGCCAGAATTATTGTTCCCCGTGGATCTACACGCATTTTAAAAGAAATGCTACTGGATTGTGCATACATTAATCAGCGTGATTGTGAGACGTTGAACCTAAAATCAAAAAGTTCTGACGGTAAATATACCCCTCTTTATACGGAAGATCAGGTATATCAAGTGCTTGCTCATATAGAAGAAATTGAAATTGGTAAAATAGTTCAGCTGAACGATCATGTTAGCATCAGGTATACTCCATCAGGACATATTCTGTGTTCTTGTCAAACAGAACTGTATATCAATGGAGGATCGCATACCAGAAAGATCCTATTTACTTCTGATTTAGGGAATTCAATGATTGAAGACCGCAAAGTATTTGTTGAACCTTTTCATCCAATCACAAGCAGCAATATTGTATTTGGTGAATGTACTTATGGAAATCGGTCAAGATCTATGACCAAAAAGGATATTAGCTTGGATCGTGAAAAGATCAAGACTGTAATCGATCAGTTTTGTATTCAAAATCATCGCAGGGTACTTATTCCTACTTTTTCTTTAGATCGGACTCCATTTATTCTTTGGGAGCTTTATCAAATATGGGGAAATGATCCGAATTTTTCAATCCCTATATTGGTTGATAGTCCTCTGGCGAATCGACTCTTGGATTGCTACGGCGAAATCCTTGAAGGCGAAGCGAAGGTCAAGTTTGATGAAATGATGCAGTGGAAAAATATACAACGCATTATTTCCCCAGAAGAAAGTAAAGCTGCCGTTTCTGATCCAAGAGCTAAAGTAATCCTAAGTTCATCAGGAATGTTGACCGCAGGCCGTAGCATCAAATGGACACAAAGCATTCTTCCTCGTGAAGAAGATACCATCTTATTTGTCGGATATGCCGGCGGGGATACGCTTGCGGGCAAAATCAAGAATAACCAAAATCAAAAAACGATTTCTATTAATGGGAAATCGATCAAGAATAAATGTCAGATCATTGATCTGCATAGCTTCAGTTCACATATGCAACGAAAGGATTTGCTCAACTACTACTCTTCTATTAACTGTGAAAAAATCTATCTAGTCCATTCAGATAAGACTGCCCGATTGGAATTTAAAGAAGATTTGCAGGAAGAAATAAGGACAAAATTAAAAACTACTAAAGTTGTTGCTGTGAATTATGGCACAAAAATTTCGTTGTGAGGTATGTTCGTATGAAGGAACATAAAACAATTCTTTTATTTATCTTCGGTGTACTGTTTGCCAGCGTACTGCCATTAGTAGATGAATTAGTAACAGTCATCGCATCTTGGATGGAATGGTTGAAAATAATTCCGAGCAGACATATTGCAAAAGGGAATAAAGAACTACAAGATATCTACGGTAGCGAAGAAACTGGATCTGTATCTGCGATTGGATTCCAGATGCTGGAATCAGAGGATGAATATCAAGAATATGAAGAATAAATCAAAGAAAGGATAATGAAAATTGAAGAGAACAAAAAGTATTTCATTAAAAAATGCAACTATTGGTTTAGAAGATGGAACTGTAACTGAGTACACGAAGGACGAAACCAGAACCTATAATATTCGTAAGATTTTAGAAGACTGGGATCAAGTAGACGGCGTGTCTATCACGATCAAGCAGGATGATGAAGTTCCTGCGGATGAGTAAGATAGGGGTGTTCTTCTATTAGTTATCAGTATCAAAGATATGAAGGTGAAACTGACGATGAACTGATCTATCGTGTCACCGGTGACAAAGAACTGATCGGATCATGGCAGAAAGTAGCCGATATTTTAAATGAATTATTAGAGAAACACTATTCAGAAAGCGCTTACCGGAAAAAGCGTCAATCGTTTGATGCGATGCTGGATGCATACCATACCAAAGCTCCTGATTTGCAGGCAGAATTGGAAGAAATTAAAAGAGAACGCCGGGAATTAGAAAAAGAAAAAGTTAAAGTCCGAGATGAGCGGAATGAGTATCGAAGACTGATCCGGGAACAGGCCCGCAGGGAAAGTTTTCTCGATTTGGTTGGTCGTGTGATATCAGAAGAAACAGAATCTCTTACTCTGGATAAAGAACTACAGATAATCCGTACAGATTGTGATCTATTAGCCCATCTTACTGATATCCATACCGGAATTAAAATTGACAATGGATTCAATCGTTTCGATGAAGAGGTATTAAGGAGACGCTTGAATCGCTATCTAAATAAAATCATTTCTATTCGCAATACACATCATACAGAGAACTGCTATCTGGTCATCGGAGAAATTCTATCCGGTATTATCCACAATAATATGCGATTAGAAAATAACATGGATTTAATCGAGCAGTTTAAAACTGTTAGCGAATTAATTGCATTGATGATTCAAGGACTGGCACAGCATTTTACTGGGATACACATTTATGTGACACCTGGAAATCATTCTCGTATTTCACCAAAGAAAGAGGATTCTTTGGATGGAGAGAATATGGATCTACTGCTGCCCTTCTATCTTTCTGCAAGACTGCAAAATATTAAGAATGTTTATATCCATGAGAACACAAAGAACCCGGAAATCGCCATGTTCAATATCCGTGGTCATTTGGTTGTCGCTACTCATGGACATAAAGACAATCCGAATACAGTTGCCAGAGACATTTCAATGATGTATGGCAAACAACCATCCATTATTCTGCTTGGGCATCGTCATACAAATGGATATCAGACGGATTCCAATGTGAAAGTAATTCAATCTGGATGCATCTCCGGAAGTGATTCTTATGCTACATCTATCCGCAAGGTCAATGATCCAGAGCAGACGGTTTCCGTTATTAACGATGATGGTTTGGATTGTATTTACGATATTACATTAAAATAAAATCAAAAACAAGGAGAAAATTGATGAATAAAGGTGAATTTGTAAAGAAAGTTGCTACAAAATTAGATGGAGAATATACACAGGCAGAGGCAGCCAAAATGGTTGATGCTTGTCTGGAAACAATTAAGGACGCTATGATTGCAGGAGACAAAATTCAGTTTGTTGGATTTGGTTCTTTTGAGGTAGCTGAAAGGGCTGGACGTGTTGGGCGTAATCCTCAGACGGGAGAGCCGATGCATATTACAGCCGCTAAAGTTCCGAAATTTAAACCTGGTAAAGCTTTTAAAGAAGCTGTAAATAAGTAAGGTGGTGTATTTTTTGAACACAATGAATTTTCATACTTACAAAGAATGCATTGAACATATCTTAAATCAAGCAGAAGAAACTTCTGTAACGTTACTTGTTGATCCAGTAAATCTAAACTCATTTCTTGGCGTTTTATTTGGTGAACACAATTTAGATGTAGATATGGTGCAAATTGATCGGGATAAAGATTGTATCTACCAAATCGATATTGATACAAAGATGATTCTTTCTGTATTTGAACTCACCAAGAAAGAGTCAATTATTTATTTTCATGATTATGTGTACATTGATGACGAAATTAGATCTGATTGGTTTGATGTCATCAATAAAGGGATTACTCTTTTTTCTCAGTCTAATATTGTAGAGATTGATTCTGCCGATCCCAATAACCAAAGTTCTTATGTTCTTATGCTGACTGGTGGTGTATATTTTGGAACGACATGTAGGAGTGAGGACGAAATCATGAAATTCTTATAACTCATAGCAATTCTTTTCTTCTTGGAGAAGGCAGTAGCGAGGTTCTCCCGGTATTGTCTTCTCTTTCTCTTTTCTTAGATAGGGAGTGATTATATGAAAATTAATTTAAAGAACGTAAAACCGCACACCTGGGTATCAATCGTTATGGTACTACTTGTAATCGTTAATTCGGTTCTTACAGCAATGGGAAAGCCCGTAATTGAATTTCAGGAAGATCAGATTACTGCCATAGTAACAGTGATTATGGATCTGGTATTCATCGGATTTGCGGTATATAAAAATCAGTCTATCACAGAATTTGCGCAGATTGCAGATGAAATCTTGTATATGCTGCGTGACGGCAGAATTTCAAAAGATGAAGTGATGACTTTTATCGCAAATCATAAGAATCCGGAGCGTCCTACAGATGAGCCAGTAGAAAACTCCGAAACGATTGAAGATAATAATATGAATGAATAATAATTTTTTAAAGGATCTGCAAGTGTCACAGCTTGCGGATTCATTTGAATATATCGGAAAGGAGGTCCTATGGCACAAAGAAGTAAACGGATTTGTCTTGCTGATAAAGAAAAGGAAAAAGAAATCAATCCTGAGACATTGAGATTATTCAATAAATATCAGATTGATATGTCTATCCGGGATCTATCTCCGAAAACGATTATGAATTATAACTCCGATCTGATGCAATGGTTTATTTATATGCATGACTATCAATTTAATTTATCTGTATTAGAGGCTACCGATGAAGACATTGAAGAATATTATTATTGGCGTAAGAAACAGGGCAATAATGTAAACCGCCAGAAGCGTGTCATGTCTTCTATCTCCGCTTTTTATAAGTTTTTGCGTAAAAAGAAGTTGATCAAAGAATCTCCTGTGGAGTTTATTGAACGTCCGAAAGAGGGGCAGTCTGTAGTTACTCAGACATTCTTAACTAAAGAGCAGGTGCAGTACATGAGAGAAAAATTGCAAGAATGCGGTGATATTCAGTTATATACATACACTATGCTCTCTCTAACTACGATGGCCCGTGTGAATGCGATTGCTCATTTGAAATGGGATCAAATCAACTTTGAAGATCGGACTTGTGAACACGTACTGGAAAAGGAAGGAAAAGATGTAGAGTTGTCCTTTTCAGAAGAAGTAAAAGATTTACTCCTACAACTTCAAGAGTATCGAAAACAGAATGATATTGAGGATTATGGATGGGTGTTTATAACTCCATATGTAACAAAAGACAAATGTATCAGTAATGGTACATTAGGTGATTGGTGTAAAACAATTGGCAACATGATAGGTGTTCCTACATTACATCCTCACGACTTCCGACATTCTTATGCTACTCTCTTGAAAAATGCCGGAATGAGCTTGGAAGATGTTTCTACATTATTGAACCATTCCGGAACAGATGTGACGAAGAAGTTCTATTTAAAAGTTGATACTTCTAAGATCAGAAAATTGAAAGATAGTATTGTGATTTAGTGAGGTGAGAACATGTATTGTATTTTACTTAAAAGAGAAGATCGTGGCGAATTTGACTCTTTATTCCAATTCATGACTACCGTAACCGACAAAGAGCAAAAATTGGTTAGTTTTGAATCTGATGAAGAGTTGGATGAATTTGTTGAGAAAATGATCAATGAAGACGGATATGCCAAATCCGATTTCGTCATTGTATCTGTAAAAGACTTTCATCTCACTTCTGATATTTTTGATCAAGATAAAGGAAAGGAATGATGATCGATGGCTTATAAAGTAATTAAGGCTCATGGGTCTACTCATGGGAAAACCCGTAGAGAATTTATTTGTGATACTGCTGCCGATATTACAAATCTTCCCACAAGTAACAAGATGGGAAAAGCACAGGCTGGTGATACTGTTTCCGATGAAATGTGTGCTGTTGGTAGTACTGCTTCTGTTACAGAAACTGGTGATCTGTACGAATTAAATGCAAGTGATACATGGGTTAAAAAACCAGTCGAAGGATCTGGTGAAGAATCTGATATTGCGATTGACAATACACTTACTCAGGAAGGACAGGCTGCAGATGCCAAGGCTGTAGGTGACGCTCTTGCAGATAAAGCGGATGCTTCTGCTCTTACTTCTTATGTACAGACTTCTACTGCTGAATCTACATATGCTAAGAAAACTGAGCTTGAAGGCAAAGCAAATACTTCTGATTTAGCTAATTATGTACAGACCAGTACAGCAGAGGAAACATATGCAAAGAAAACTGATTTATCTTCTAAAGCCGACGCTTCTGCTTTAGGTAATTATGTCCAGACAAGCACGGCGGAAGAAACGTATGCGAAAAAGTCAGAAATTCCATCTAAAGGTACTGCTGTTGCAGATGCCGGAGATTCAGATGTGAAAGACAAATTAAACGCATTACTTGCAAGTTTAAGAACTGCGGGAGTAATTGCTACAGAATAAATTGTGTTTCTTCTTATTATATGAGGGCAGTGAACTACTGCCCTATTGGCTCTGTAGTCTAAAGGTAATGACATGTCCCTTTCAAGGACATAATGATCGGTTCAAGTCCGACCGGAGTCGTTTAATTTTATAATATATTGGTGTAGTTGTGAGGTCTGCCGACTCCGATTGACTACCGGGATTCTCCTCTTGCCAGTACTCAAACGCGTAGAGTAAAGCGGTCTAGTAAAAATCTGGCATACTACATTAATGTTTTTGGATCTGTAGCTCAACTGGTAGAGCACTCGCCCGTTAAACGAGGTGTTATAGGATCATGCCCTATCAGATCCATGGATAGCGGTACAGTTTTGCGGAACTGTAGCACATGAAAACCTGTGCAGTCTTTGGAGGAAATGCCAAGGCCCAGTTTGACAAGCAATGGAAAAGTCTGACTGTTCTGGGTACCAAAAAACATGAATACTTTATTTTTCGCTGGATATATACCTATCTAAGTACTATAAAAGAAAGGGGAGATTATGATAATGGCTAAAGTAGATTTATTGTCAAAAGACGAGTTAGAAAAAATAGTTCAATCTTCTCGGACATTACAAGAAGTATTAAGAAAAATTGGATATAGTTCAGCGAGTGGAGCAAATAGACATACTGTTCAAACTAGACTTGATAAATATAATATTTCTACAGATCATTTTACAAAAGGTGTTAGTACAGGGATTAAACGAACAGAAGAAAACGTGTTTTGTGAAGATTCTACTGCAACACAAAAAACTTTGCGAGAATGGTACATCAAGGGTTCTTACACTGAATATAAATGTTCAATTTGTGGACAAGAGCCATTTTGGAATGGAAAACCATTAAGTCTAATTTTAGATCATATCGATGGAAATAATACTAATAATGTACTATCTAACCTTCGTTGGGTATGCCCTAATTGTGATCGACAATTAGATACATTTGGTAGTAAAAACAAAAGAATTTTTGGGAGTGTAGACAATTAAGGAGATTGGCGGGACTGTAAATTCCGTGGCTTTAGCACTGAGTGGGTTCGATTCCCTCCACTCCTATTATCGATGTTATCTTCGGGATCGGGTGGTTCGACTCCATCTCTGTCGATTTATTTACATTAATATGTGTAATACATAGACTTTGCCAGTGATATAACTGGTTATATTTTAGGCATGTGTCCGGTTGGTCGAGGAAGCGGTCTTGAAAACCGTTGGCTGTAAAAGGTTCGGGGGTTCGATTCCCTCACATGTCGTAATGGTATTGTGGAGTAATGGTATCTCAGCAGATTGCTAATCTGCCCTACGGCAACGTAGTCCGTGTTCGAATCACGGCAGTACCGTTTTATAATAAAAGTTGATTATCCCCATGGATGAGACATCTGGGGTAAGGCAAAGGGGGACAACATGGATGCGTTATTAAAATTATTAGAAGGCGAAACAATCTTTGGCGTGTCGTGGTCAATGATCATTCTTGCGATCGCTGCTTTCTTCTATCTTAGGAAGAAATATAATAAATGGATTGACAGTGAACTCAAGAAAAGGCAGGCTGAAGAACTGCGAGACAAAAATATTCAAAAATCATTAAATGAAGTGAAGAAGCTTCAGGAAACCCATGCTCAAGATCGTACGAAATATGAGGCACAGCTGGAGCAGGAACGCCAAGATCGTGAAGCAACTCGTATTCATGATCGCAATCAGAGTTTTGAAATACAGCGCCAGCTCACAGAAGCTATTCAACGTATTGAAGAAAAACAGGACACTTTTGCTGAGACTCAACAACGGAATATGGCTTCTATTAATGAATTATTTGAACGTAGCCGGAAATATGAACTTGCAAGTTCTCGTGAAAAATTGCTTCACTCTTATCGTTACTATACAAATCCAGATGTAAATCCACGATTGGAATGGACGGAATTAGAATCTGAAGCATTCTGGGAACTGTTTAATAGTTATACAGAAAACGGTGGAAATAGCTTCATGCACAAGAATGTAGAGCCAGAAATGCGGAAATTAATCATTGTCGATATGGAAGATCTTGATTCTGTAACCAAATTAATGGAAAGCAGAAAAAGGACGTCATAGAGTTTCAAATCAAAGGCGGGTGATATCATGGCAAGAAGAACAGATAAACCGAAAAAACGGTGTCAGAGATGTGGAAAAGAAAAACGGTTTGAGGATTTTTATATTAGTCGAAGCCCACTTTTCCAGCAAGATGGAAGGGTCCCGATCTGCAAAGATTGTGTCTTTGGGCTTATTTTAGATGATGAGAACCGCATTGATCCTCTGAAACTAAATGATGTGTTGCGTAAAATCGATAAACCGTATTATAAAAATTTGTTGGAAAGTGCATATCTACAGTTTGAGACAGAAAATCCATTTGTTGACAAAGAAGATATTCCGAATCACGGAGATAAGATTTTATCCTTTTATTTCAAAAATATTGCAATGAGGCAGAACGTAAATAAGGGATATGGAGATTCTGAAAAGGAAAATTTTATAAATCAGAATACAAATTTGAGCAATACTGATCTCGATGCTATCTCCAGAAAATATCCAGATATTCTACACAAGCATGAAAAAGCTCAAAATATTGTCAAGAAAAAAGAAGAACCCCTCTCCTCTTCTACCGATGATTTCCAAGTAACAGATGAAATGGTACGTCTTTTTGGTGAAGGATACACGATTACTGAGTACCGGAATATGTACTATAAGTACAAAAACATTACTGAAAACTATTCTGTACAGACTACGCTCCATCAAGAAGCGTTGGCAACTTACGTGCGTTTTAAGGTAAAAGAAGAAATGGCGACTGCGGAAGGAAATGTTCTTGATGCACAGAAATGGTATACTGCTGCCGCCAAAGCAGCTGAAGATGCTAAACTGACTCCAAAGCAAATGTCGAAATCAGATCTTCAAGGTGGAATTACGAGTTTTAGTGACATTTTCCAAGCGGTTGAAAGTGCCAATGAGCGAATCCCCATTTTTCCGGAATTTAAATATCGCCCGAATGATGCGGTCGATTTTATTATCTGGTGCTATATCAATTATGAAAGAAATTTAAATGGAATGCCAGAAGTTCCGTATTCTGATATCTATCATTTTTATGATCAGAAAAAGCAAGAATATATTGACACTTATGGTGATCCATATGGAATTTTTACCGATGATCCTACTTCGGAGAATCGGCCTAATGTTGAGAAGTTTATTACTATTCCTCCCGAATTTCAAGAGGAGTAACAACCATGAACTTAGGTTCTGGCATTAATATAAAAAATTGGACATATTTCTGTAGTTTTGCTCGATGGTATCCTGATCTGTTTCTGGATTTAATCAAACCAGAAAAGGGAGGACTTAATTTACATACAGATCAGCGGGTCTATCTTCGTGCAATGCTACGGTTCGTATCATTTTATGGTGTTTTCCCAAGAGGTTAAATAGTAGCCTCCTAGAATTGGAAACTTTTCTAGTAAAACCGGGCAATATCGATGAACTGCTTGTTTGATACGGCAAGAGAATATCGAGATAAGTAGGCGGATTTCGCAAGGTCGTCTATCATCGTAACGCGTAGGTGTTGAATAAATATAATATACCCACGAGTGTCCGGCACGATGGTTTATAGAATCATCCAGATTATGCCTAACGTAAAACGAGGGTGAAAATGTACGCTGAACTTACAAGTGATTGTAAGAACTAAAAGATAAAAAGCTTTTAGGATAACATAATTGTACGGGAAAACATTTGATGAAGTTTTAGCTTCCATTTTAGTTTGTATCTTCTATCCAGAGATCACAATTTCTCTTACAGCGCAGACAAAAGAAAACGCTGCAGATCTGTTAAAAGATAAATATGAAGAAATTATGCGGTTCTATCCTATGTTGCAGAATGAAATTGCAAAAGCAAGTTTTGCCAAAGGTGATGCAACGATTAAGTTTGTAAACGGGGCTACATTAGATAATTTAGCGAATGCTCAATCTTCTAAAGGTCAGCGTCGAAAAAGGATGAATATCGAAGAGTCTGCCTTGATTGATGATGCAACTTTTCAGGATGCTTTAAAACCTATCGTGGAAGTTCCTCGTGTCTGTGTTGGAAAATATTCTATTACTGACCCAGAAGAACTAAATCAGCAAATCAATTTCTTTACGACAGCCGGATTTAAAGGTTCTGACGAATATGAACGTTCGGTTCGGATGTGTAAAGACATGATAAATTTGAAAGGCACCTTAGTTTTAGGTTCTAGCTGGTGGCTTCCTTGCTATTACGGACGAGGATCTACAAAGAGCCAGATCTTCCAAAAGAAACAGGAAATGTCATCTGTTGCATTTGCTCAGAACTATGAATCTAAATGGGTTGGAAGTTCTGACGGTGCTTTGGTAGATGTAAATAAGCTGCTGAATTGCAGAACCCTTACCTCTCCTGCTGTCAATTATAATAAGTATGAAGAGGAAAACTATATCGGAGTCGATGTGGCTCGTTCTCAAAAAACCAATAATAATCAATCTTCTATTGTCGTGGGCCGTGTTATTCGGAACCGTGAATCTAACAGAATCAAATCGATTGAAATTCCAAATATTATCTCTGTCGCAAATACTTTGAACTTTACAGCACAGGCATGTTTAGTTAAGAAAACGAAAATTGACTTTAATGCCAAAATGGTGATCGTCGATGGTAATGGTCTTGGAGCCGGATTAATCGACGAATTACTGAAAGATGCTTATGACCCAGTTACTGGTGATTATCTTGGATGCTGGAATACAGTTAATACAAGCAATGAACCGGAAATCAAGGAAGCAGAATCTTGTTTGTTTGATATGAAGGCACAAGGGAATCAGAGTAAAGTCATTACAGACTTTATTGATATTGTAGATTCCGGTCGTCTTCGACTTTTAGCAAAGAAATCTGATTCTGATTTTACTGCAAAAGACCGATCTGATCCGACATTGCATATCCTTCCGTATGTGCAGACAGACCTATTGTTTGAAGAAATTGCGAATTTAAAGATTAGATATATGAATAATAATTCTCTTTCTATCGAAAGAGTTGTAAAGAAAATGGATAAGGATAGATTCTCTGCTTTATCCTATTTAATCTACTATATTGTAGAATTTTGTTCCTATACCAAGAAACAGGTTGAAGTTCCAAAGCATACGTTATCGTTAGCACGCAGACCTTCAATTGCATCGATTTATAGGTAGAAAGGCAGTGAATATGGAGCAGAAAAACTCTACTGAACAAAAGTTAGAAGAATTATATCAGTCTGACAAAAAAGCTTTTGAAGATTTTGTTCATTCAAAAACTTCGACTATGGATTTTGCTTCCCTGCGCCGTCTGGTAATTTCAGAATTATCACTGAAAAACACAATTACCCCGACACGTATTTGTGGGTTTTCCAGAAAACAAATCCTGCTGATGTGTCAATACCCAGAGCGATACGGAAAAAATATTTTACGTCTGATGAACTATATGTATCAAAAGTCTGGCTATATCAAGCGTCTTATTGATTATTTTAGCAATATGGCAAAAGCTCAATTTTATATTGATACAGAAGTCACGTCTGTGAAATATATGGAAAAAATGAATGACCCAAGATTTCAAACCGAAATCAAAAAGAACTATTTTAAATTTTCTGCACAAGCATCCAAATTTAATATGTCAAATCAGATCAATGACATTATTCATCGCATGATGTTGAACGATATTGTATTCGCATATGTCGATGAAACCGAAACGGATGTATCTTACTATTATCTTGATCCTCGTTACTGTCAATTAAAAGGATTGGTAAATGGGAATATCTTTAGTTTCTATATTAATCGCTCTTTACTTTCCTCTTCTGTCGTAGAAGAATTTCCTCCATCATTACAGGAATTGTTGGAAGGAGCAAAAGAACAGCCCAGTAATTTAATCGATGTTCCGCTTGAACATTCATTTTGTGTGAAGTATAACAGCGATTTTCTGTATGCATTTCCTCCATTTTTTTCGATGATTGCAGATGTCATGCTGATTGATGAATATAAAGACCTCGCAAAAACCAAAGCAATTAATGACGCTTATAAATTGCTGGTATTGAAGGTTCCTACAAAAGATGGACAGATGACTATGGATGATAAAGTCCTTTCTCCTTTCATCCAGACTGCGGTACAGGTCATTCAGGACAATATCGGCGTTCTTCCTTATCCGGGGGATGTGGATTCCGTGGAGTTCTCCTCTACGAATTCGGACGACCGGGATAAGGTGTCAGATGCAACAACCTGGGCTTTTGCGGAAGCTGGTGTGTCTGAAGCTTTACTTTCTGGATCTTCTTCTGGTAGCGAATTAAAATTGAGTATCACGAATGATAGTGGGGATGTATTTCGAATCTATAGAAAAGTTGAAGACTGGATTTCATTGCAGATGAAAATTCGTGGCTTCCTTGATAAAAACTATCGGTTCATATATCGCCTGTTAGATATTACAACATTTAATTCGCAAGAAGTGATCGACTCTGAGTTAAAACTTGCTCAAGCAAGTATGCCAAATAAACAAAAGCTTGCTGCTGCGATGGGAATGTCCCCGGCATCTTTCATGGGAAATATTTCGATAGAGCAAGTGATGTTTCGTGATGTGTTTGACTTAATGACTCCTTTGAAATCATCCTATACCGAGTCTTCTTCTGACCAAGGAACGGCTGGCAGGAACCAGATTGATGACGAAGATTTAAGCACCAGCGGAGAACGTGCAAGAGAAAATGATACGAATGATCCTGCTAATCGAGTATAAGGAGGTGTCATCGTGAGATTAATCAATGTATTAAATAAAGAAAAAGCTGATGAATTGAAGGCGCATGGTTTTGATTACCGTGAAATTCAGATTGATAGTCAGACAGTTTATCAGTTTATTGAAAGTAAAGAATTGATCGATGAGCTGTCTTCAAAATTTGAAGAATGCTCATTTTTCATTTCTTCATATATGAACTTTTGAGAGGAGGTGCGAATTGAAACCTAAGTACTTACGGTATGATACAGAGTTTCGGTTTCAGTTATCTGGATCAGAAGTTTCCTATAATAAGCAGTTTGCTTTAACTGATATTCTGCTCTGCTATCACGGAAAGAATCGAAATTATTCAAAAATCTCTAAAGAAGTAATTAATAATGCTCTTCCAAGTTTATATGGGATTCCGATTGTAGGGGAATTCATTTATAAGGAAGGCGAAGAGGATTTCGGAACTCACGGCGGGAAAATTATAATCGACAGCGAAGGTATTAAGTTTGAACAGACTACAAAACCATATGGGTTTATTACAAAAGAAGCGGTCGAAAATGCACAGTGGGTCACAATTACAGAAAAAGATGGTCATACCAAGCATGAATACCTGCAGCTAAAAGGATGCATTATTTGGAAAGAAAGGTATCAGGAAGTTGAAACAATTCTTGACGAGAAGCATCCGCAGAGTATGGAGATTGCTATTGATAATGCACATTATACAGATGATCACTATTTAGAAATTGATGAATTCACATTTTCTGCTGCCTGTATCCTTGGTACTGACGTAGAACCATGTTTCGAGGAAGCATGTATCGGAAGACATTATGAAATGGATTCTTTCAAGCAGGAATTCCAACATATGCTTGATGAATACAAAAAATATACGAATTCAAAGGAAGGAGTACCACAAATGGAATTAAAGAAATTTGTTGAAGCTCTTTCACAGTATAAGATTGGTGACACAGATCGTCCGAAATATGGACTTCTGAATGTGACTGACAAGAAAGTAAATGTAATCGATCTGGAAGATTATAAAGCTTATGCGTTCGATTATGCAATTACTTCTGAAGCGGAAACAGAAGAACTGGTTATCAATTTTGATGCAAAAAGTGAAATGAGCTTGGCTGCTTGTGAAAAAATTGAAGCCGATGGATTCAGTGAGTTTGATATGGCTGGAGCGATCCACGAAGCTACAGAGAATGCATTAGCTGATTATGAAGCAAGAATCAAAAAAGAATATGATGAAGCCAATGAAGAACTGGTTGCTCAGTACCGTGCTTTAAATGAACAGTATGAATTAGCTATGAAAGAACTGGAAACATTCAGAGCTGCTGCTGCTGAACAGAAAGAGCAGGAACATAAAGATGCAATCGATGAAGTTGTTGCTGAGTTCTCTAAGAAACTTGGAAAAGTTGCAGATTTCCTGATTTACAAAGCACGTCTTGATTATTCGAAATCTGTTGAAGAAATCAGAAAAGATTTAACTCTGATGGCTGGCAAATCTATGATGAATAATTCTTCAAAGGGGACTTTCTCTTATACCCCGGTTTCCACAACTTTTTCTAATCACAAAAATACAGATAAGACTACAAGCAGATATGGACACCTGCTTGATAAGTATGCCAAATAAGGAGGTTTATCAATATGCGTAACGGATATATGGTAGTTGAAACTGCGTTTGTTCCTCGCAGTGTATGCTTTTCTCTTCAGAGCGCATCTAATATTGAGAATGGTGCAATCGTAGGAAAAGGTGATCTTGTTGAAGGTGAAACAAGCGTTTACGAAGCTGAAACTGATTATACGGACGGAATGTATTTAGTTGCAAATCCGGCATGGAACTATGAAACATACCGAGCAACTGATCAGAACGAAGAAAATTATATCAATAAGGCTGGTGTTGCTTTTAGAGCATACCGTCTGGAAAAAGATATGAAATTCAAAGTTTACAACCTTGATCTTGAGACACCATTCGTAGAAGGTGATCATGTGAAATTCGAGAGCGGTAAATATGTAAAAGACGCAGGATCTACTTCTGCTCTGGTTGTTCGTAGAGTAGAGGAAGTTGGATTCCCGTTCTGCATCGGATCTGCTGGAACTAAGAGTGGTAACTTCGGTTACGCAGTAGGCGAAGTTATGAAGAAATATACAATCGAAGTTGTAAAATAAGGAGGTCTAAGATGGGATACTTAAATGAATTAACTACTTTAATTAATGATAGTCTGTCTAATCGAGTAGCCCTTTTTGCAGACGAGAATCAGACTAAGTATACGGATCAGGCTGTAAGAGAGGCATTCTTTGAAATTATTGGACAGGATAAATTAACATATCAGGCATGGAGAAACCATAAGAACGAAATTTTCACAGTAGTAGAGAATGTATTGACTACGAATCTGCCGAATGCATGGGAAACATCTCCTTTCTATCAGCAGTTTGTAGAATATCGTAATGGTGCTCTCGGACAAAAGAACGAATATGTGATCGATCAGGATGGAATTCTTGTCGCATCCAGATTTTCTGGAAACCACTGGGATACAGAGAGACAGAAATTACAGGGAAAACGCTCCTTCTCTGTACCGACGGAATGGATTTATATTCATGTCTATAATGATTTAGAGAAATTTTTAACTGGTGCAACTGATCTTGCAACTATGGTGAGAAATATGCAGAATGCATTCCAGAGAGAGATCGATGCCAGAATTTACGCAGCTTTTAACGGAATCGGAACATATCTTCCAGAAGCATTTAAAGAAACAGGTGCTTATGTAAGAGAAACCATGCTGGAACTGATCCAGAGAGTACAGACAGCTTCACAGAAAAATGTTGTACTGGCTGGTACAAAAACAGCTCTGGCAAACATCGCCGAAGGAATTGATGCTAGTTGGATTTCTCAGAGTCAGAAAGAAGAAATGGCTACTACTGGCGCACTCTTAAATCTGACAGGTCTTGGAGTAACTGCGATTGAAATTCCTCAGACTTTCATTCGTGGTACTTACGATTTCAAGCAGGATCCTAATTCAATCTATATTCTTCCAGATATGGAAAGACCGATCAAGCTTTTCTTCGAGGGAGATACAAGAGCAAGAGAGATGGGTGAACAGCAGACTCACGATCAGACAATCGACTCTCAGGTTCAGACAAAATTGGGACATGCTGTGATTCTTTCCAACCTGTTTGGAAAATATACAATCGAATAATGATATAATTTCAGTAGCGCCGATTGGCGTTCTTTTTTGCCCTTTGGCGTTACTGAAAAATGAATAGAATGGAGGAATCATGAAAAATCAAGATAAGTTCTTTTGTTATTCCTTCAAACTTGCTTATTTTATTAAAAGTCAAGGTCTTGATTATTTAAATAAAGGTCGAAATCGAAATAATAATTTAACATATTATGTATTTCAAAAATCCGATCGTCTTGACGAAATTATCCAACAGTGGAATAAGCTGAAATCAAAGGAGGACTAATTATGAATTTTGAGGCTATGAGTTTAAGTGAATTAAAGGAATATGCCAAAGAAATCGGTGTCACTGTAGGCAACTGCGGGAAAGATAAACTGATTGAAAAAATCAAAGAAAAAGAAATTTCTAACAGTGTAATGAATGATGATGACTACACTGTAGACAAGATAGAGGACACAGGATCACCTGTTCCTACTGCCACTTCTCTTATAGAGTCTATTTCTCATGCGATTGATGAATTAGATGACTCTGTTAAAGAAGATGTGCAAATCGGCGATGTTGGTCTGTCATTAGATGATATCATTCCAGTAAAATCAATTACATTTGGTGGATTGACTTATCGGGCGAGAAGCACAAATGCAATCTTTCGTTGGAATCAGATCGGTGCTATTGAGTACATGACTGTTGCAGAACTAAATGAGATGAACAATTATAAAAGTGGTTATTTGAATAAACCACTTGTTATTCTGTTAGATGAACGTGCGATCAAAAAGTTCCGTCTACAACATGTTTATGAGAATGTTGCAAAAATCAATAATTTGAAAGAACTTTTCACAAAAAGCCCAGATGAAATCAAGAGTACAATTAAATTTGCATTAGATGTCAGCATGAGAGATATTCTTATTTCTAAAGCTCGTCAGATGATGAGGGCTGGTACTTTGACTAATATCAACGTGATTCGTTTACTTGAGAAAGAACTTAGCTTCGACCTTACTGAATCTATTTAGAAGGTGGTGATAATCTTGGATAAGAATACTACATATCGAGATCTTTGCGATAGTATTTTCCCAAAGATCAAAGATTATGGATTCGCTGGAATGAATGAAGATGAAGCATATAGCATTATTCAAGATTATTTAAAACCAGCGATTCTAATGTTTACTGGATGCAATCAAGATTTAGATGATCGAGATGATTTATTAAAGACGTTCAATTTTAAACTTACCGATCGAAATTGTGAAATTCTATCAAATTATATGGCGATCTGTTATCTTGATTCTAACTTCATCAGAACGGGTGAAATGTTGCAGGCTCATATTTCTTCAACGGATTTCCACAAATATGATAACAAGGATGTACTTGGAAAAGTCAAAGAAGTACGTGAAATGTATAAAAAAGAAAACGATCAACTTATGATTAATTTATCTTACCCACAGTCACCGATATTTGATTCTATTTTGAAACGAGGACAATAACATGAGTGGGTTTGATAGAATGAAAACACGTCTCTCCGCTCATGGGAAAAACATGAGAGATATGAAAATTCGTGATGCTATTCATATTGCTGATCTGGAATTTCAAAACGATCCATCGTATTGTGATTGCATGTTTCGTTGGGTTCCTGGAGAGAATCCACACTCGGATGGTCTTTTCCCAATTAGATTATATGATCGTAAATACAGTGCTGCTAACGGAAATCGTGTTTCTTTTCATGTACGGATTGATTCAGACATTCATATTGGAGATTATCTGTATCAAGAAAATACAAAACAGTATTGGATTTGTACAGAGCTATACAATGAAAATGAAATTCATTTGCGAGGCTTATTGACGGAATGTAATTGGTTCCTAAAATGGCAACGACCTGATGGGACCATTGTAGAATATCCGTGTCAAGATATAAATAGTACTCAATATAACTCCGGTGAATATAGCGATAAAGTTATGACTCTCGGATCATCTCAGCATATGCTTACTTTGCAGGCAAATTCTGACACCATTTCTTTATGTACACCTCAAAGGTTCTTTGTCAGCTTAGACTATTCTATTCCATATATCATCACGCAAAATGACTCTACTACTCTTCATTTTGGGGATAATGGTCTGGTTCGTATTACGGTAACGCAAGACGAACTTCACGATGACGATAATCAGGAATTAGGAATTTGTGATTATTTCACTCCTTCTGCTACGGGACCTGATCCTGATCTATCAGCGGATTATGAAATTTGGATTGATGGTCGTACCGATTTACTTTTACATAAAGCACGTACTTATACCGCACAAATACAGACAGTAACTGGAAATCCGGAAAATCTGACTGTGACATGGAAAGTTTCCGATTTCGCAGATCAAATTCTTGTCACGCCGGATGGCAATACTGCCCAATTACAGGTTAATGATGAATCACTGCGGGATCAGAGCTTTTATCTGCAAGCCTGCGTCGATAATCAGCCTGTTGCTCAACTTCAAATTTTGATAAAAGGAATATTTTAATAAGGAGGGGATGACATGTCTGAATCAATTATTCATGATCCCCTTTGGGAATTCGGGGCCTTTAAAGCTACCTTACAATTGCTTTTTATGAACGATGACCTTGTAACACGTCTTGTTATGCCAGAGTTAGATGACTCTAATTTTTCTTATGAGCAAAATTGGAAAGGGGGTTCTTATACTGTTGATAAGTATGGGAAACCACGTCAAACTACTTTGGTAGGACATTGTTTTACCCACCCATACATTGAAGAAACGGTAAAAGATACTCGTACTTTTATTTGTATGGAGACTATCGCATCTTTAATTCCCAATTCCAGAATTAAAAATATTTCTTTGCAAATCTATGTCTACTCTCACCATGATATTTTGGATCTTTCCGATGAAGAATCTGTCTATTTTACAAAAAAGGGATTGGCTGGAAATCGATGCGACATGGCAATGATGGCAATCAATCGCCTTATATGCAGTCAAGCAGTTGGCAGGGATTTTGGAATTGGATCGGTCAATTTTGCGGATCGATATCCTATTTCTACAAACGTGCCAAATAATAAGTATTATGGCCGGGTTCTTTCTTATGTTATTTCCGATTTCCATATCACACCAAAGATAAAGGAGGTGCTGGGACTGATATGACGCTTGATTATAGTGACTTATTATCTCCTCGTCCTCTACATTTTGAAGGAATTGGCTCTATAAAAAGTCCAACTATTAATGAAGTCTGGGATATTACCTACTATACATATGCCATTTATGTGAATCATGTAAGTATGTCTCCTGAAAATTATTATAAGACTTATAAAAAAGGGATCAAAGTTTCTCCAAGAAAAATATTGAACACGACGAAGTTTGACCTTGTTTTAATGGATGAATCTTTTCGGAATGTCATTACAGATGCGCTCAACTTTTTCTTTGTTGAAGATTTTTCTTGGTATCCGGAGTATGAGGCTTTCTTAACTAAGAAGAATGATTCGGATGGAAACCTTGCAGGACTTGGTGTAATTAATCGAAATAATTATAGTAAGATTCTTCAGATTATTTTGCAACGTGTACATATCACTCCGGATGAAAACGAAGTAGATGATTTATCAAAAGCCAGAAACCGGCGTGGTAAACAGATTTATGCAAGAATTCATGAGAGAAGACAAAAATTCAATAAAATTAAAAACGCACAAAATAAAGATTTGACTTTCGGTAATATTCTTTCATCCGTTGTGTCCCGTGACAAAACTTTGACGTGGACTAATGTTGGAGATATTACCGTTTTTCAACTTTTTGATTCATATCAGCGCTTACAGATTGATGATCAATATACTTTTTTAACTATGCGTGTTGCCGCATGGGGAGATAAGGATAAATCATTCCATTTTGGAGCGTGGGGAACGAATATATATGACAAGACAGAGGAACGCAGTGATACCTAATGGTATGCTGGGTTCTTTTTTATATTTTAAAAAGGAGGAGAATATTCATGGCAAATAATTTATTCTCAAAGCAGATGGCTAACCGTGAGGTTGCTGACTTGATTTTCCAGGAGTATAAAACAAAAAACCCATTTCTTTATGTAGACTACGCTAATACATCTAGCCAGGAACTTACAGGCGAGACTGTATATGCATATGGTGGAAAAGGACATCCGAAGAAAGTGTCTTTCTCTGGCGATAGAGGTGGTACGCTTACTATTGAGACACAAATTCAGACGCCGAAACTGTGGGAAATGATGTCTGGTGGTACAGGAAGTGATACTGCTAATGTTATGAAAAGAGTGAACGCAACAATTGGAGCATCTCACCAGATTAGCCTTAATACAGAGGATACTCTGACAAAGGGACAGGTATGGGTATATGATGCTGCTGATATAAATCTGGAAACAGAGTTTGAAGTTTCTTCTGTATCATCTAAACAGATCACTCTTGCTTCAGGGGACGAGGATACAGCTGTTGTTGTATTCTACACAACTAAGAAAACTAATGTGTACAATATCAATATTAAGTCTACAAGTTTCCCAAGAGCCTTCACGGTTTACGGAGATACATATATGAAAACGACAGATGACGACATTCTTCCTTATCTGTTCAAGGCATATAAAGCTGTTCCACAGCCTACAATGTCTCTTGCATTTTCTAATAATGGAGATCCTGCAACAGTTACAATTACATGCGACCTCCTGGTTGACGATGATGGAAATCTGCTCGATCTGACACTGCTTCCGGAGGAAGTTGAGGGGGAATAATTCCCCCTGATGACCTTGCCTTAGTCGGCAGGGGGAAAGTTGGTAAGGCAAAAGTTGGAAAACGGATATAAGGAGGTGTCGTGATGGCTTACACAAAGAAAACTTGGCAAGATAACGAAACGATTACAAAAGAAGCATTAAATAATATGGAAACAGGCATCGAGACACTGGATAAGGCGATGCCAACGGCTCCGGGTAATGCTACTACTGCTAAAGCCGGTCTAGTAAAACAGATGGCAAAAGTAGATGATGCTACAACAGAAACAACTACAGATTTAAAAAATAAAATCAATGAATTGATTGCTGCTATGAAAACAGCGGGAATCATGGCAAATAGTTAATCGATTGTGGATTGATACATAGGGTATAAAGATATGCAATCCGCAATATTTTTATGCCCTATTTTTTACGATAATAAAACAAGCGAGGTGATTACTATTAAATTCAAGTCATTTGAAGATGTAAAAGAAGTCTATGGTGAGAAAAACTTAATTAAAATCTGTAATCTGAAACAGATTATCACCTATGCCAAATTAAATGTACAACCTGTTTGGATTGATGAAGGATATAAGGGAAAACTGATCGGGTATTATTTTGCCCCTGAAACTAAAAAAGCGTGGGAATATTGGAAAGCTTCTACTCCTCCATCCAACCATTAAGGAGTAGATAGTTTATGGAAGAAATAAAAATTGTAATTGATCAGGATACTCTTGATCGATATGATAAGTTCTATTTTCGCTGTCATCCAAAAGCGAAGAAACTACCAATTGAAAGGCCGAGACATCCATCTATTAACGAATGGTTTATATTGCCAAGACCACAAATGAATGCCCTTAAACAAAAATGGAAAGATTTTGGTTGCTGGCTTATTCAGGATCTCGGGTATGAAAATAAGAAATTAGAACATTTTACGGTTACGATAATAGTATATTTTGAAAATAGGATTCGTCGAGATGTAGATAATCAAGTTCCGAAGTTTTTATTGGATGCATTTACAGTATCTGGTTTTATTGTAGACGATGACATGAAGCACCTCAAAAGTCTAACTCTTTCTGCCGAGTATGACCCAGAGCACCCTCGGACAGAAATTATTGTGACTCTATTATAATGGGAAGTGATTCATTGTATTCATTCGAAATTAGCAATGAGATGCAAAAACATAACTACTCTCTTCCATCATCTTTATATATTCATATTTGTCATACCTCTACACAGTTGCAGGGAATTCGGTATAATGCATGGGATCAAACGTATGAGATGTGGGATGGGGAAAATAATTATTGGAAATTTAAGGTTTATTATTCGCATGATTGATGAGAGCAGTTCCCACAGTAGATGTGTTTCAAAACGAGAGTCTGATCCACAGCTACAGGAATGAACGATGCTTTACGCTATTTTTTAGGCAAAGAACGCCAGTGCGCACATACAGATTCGATATGGCCGAATCTGATTCTTGTGTATGCACGTACGTACACACATTTATATTTTTGACTAAACATGAGATTTCACCAGATCTTTCTCTCAGAATTATGAGATAAGAACTGCTCTCATCAAAATATCATATCAAATTATTGGAGGATTGTATATATGAAAATTGAAAATTTGAAAGTTAAAGAAAATATCTCTTTTGATGATAAAGTAATGGCCATTGATTATATCGTGAATCGTCAGTTTGAATTTGACGAAGACGGGTTTGTAAGTGCTTATTGTCCATATTACATAGAACCAGCACAAGTCGAGGCTATCGTTACATTCTTCATGGAAGGAATCTATTTTGAAGATGGGGAAGTGATCTATGATGCCGTCATTCAGAATAAAGAGGTAAACGAAACGGTTTGCAGTTTCTTTGTGCAGTCTAAGCGGAAAACTGTATTGACTTACCCTCAACAGGTAATGCGATTTGTAATGGAGTGCGTTGCTGAAAAACTGTCATTTATGAAACAACTATATTTAAATAGAATTTTAACTAGACGTGATTCTCTCGGAGAATTTTTAGATCATCTTTCCAAAAAAATTGATGAATTAGACATATCAAAATTTAATGGCATTGACATGGATGTCATGAATCATTTCATGCAGACTGTATCTGATACCAATGGTGATGTGGAGAAAATCGCCAAAGCATATGTGCGAGAACTTCGCAAAGATGGATCAAATCCTCATTCATCGGAGTCGAATGTGGTTCCAATTCGTAAAGACGCAGAATAAGGAAGTGGTTTGAATGTCCAAAATGGTGAATAGTTTTGCTGAATTGGAATCAGCTATCAGCAGAGATCTTGCAAGTGCCATGACCGGCGCACGTAATGAAGTAAAAGAAAAACTGGAAGATAATGTCATGGATTACTATAGTCAGGGATCTCCAAAAATATATAAAAGAACCGGAACATTGCTGACATCGCCAGAGACAACTCCCGTTTCCGGTGGTGGGAAAGAATGGAAATTTACGGCTTATATGGATGAATCAATCAGTTACTCAACAGGTACATATAGCGGAGATGAAGTAATTGACGTAACAGAAAAAGGTGTTTCCGGGGTTCTTGGTAAGTCCGGGTATTTCCACCGGACGGAGGATGAAATTCCGGACATTGTAGACAAACATATGTCGAAATATTTTGATCGTGCATAGCTCTGTATTTATTTTATTTTGTCTGCCACTATGGTATACTTTAAATATCAATTCATAGGAGGTGTACCAAATGGCACGAAAAAAGAAACTTGTGACAGAAGATCCAAGCTCACAGATTGAACAGTTGAAAATTGAGATCGAAAATCTAACTCAAGAATTGAAGGCTAAAAAAACAGAGTTGAAGCAATTGGAGAAAGATAAAATAGCGTATGATTCATATCAGGAATATTTAAAACAGGAAAAACAGAAAGAAGAAATTGTTCAGTTGGTAGTGGAATCCGGCAAAAGTTTAGATGAAATCCGGGAACTGTTATCTCAAAACTAAACATTTGATAATAATTTAGGATCTAACCGAATGGTTAGATCTTTTTTTATGCTCCTTTCTAGGGAGCTTTCAATAGAAAGGGGTGATTATTTTTTGAGTAATTATGAAGTAAAAGTCAAAGCGAATTTAGATACAAGTGAAGCACAACAAAAATTAAAAGCATTACAAAACGGCAACCATACTATCAAGGTTAAAACAGAAATCGATTCTTCTAAAGTAGATGATTTATTGAAAAAATTCAAAGGAACTCAAACAACCAAATTCAAATTCGATGCTGATACTTCCGGCATGGAAAAGTTCACATCTAGTTTGAATAAAATGAAAAAATACGTCAGTTCGTATAAGTTAGATGTGGACGTTTCTAAAGCAAATGCTTCGATACAAAAATTTTCCGGACAAACCACAAAAACTCTTGAAAAAGCCCGTACTCTTCTTGACCAAATCAATAAAGACTTTACTGATGTGAAGTTTGCTCCAAATAATGATGTCTTATCAGACAGCTATAAAAAGCTTCAAACTCACTTATCCCAATATAACAATTTAATGAAGAAAGCCAAAATAGAGTCTGATAACCTTGGCGATTCTATAAAGAAAGCGGCAACGACTTTTAATACTCTTGATGCAATCACAGCAGGTAATAGAACTGAAACCTGGTTAAAAAATAACTCTAAAGCTGCGAAAGAATATGGCGAAACCTTAGAAGAACTTGCGAGAAGACAGAAAGCTGCTACTTCTAAATCAGAGCTTGCAGAGTACACAAAGCAAGTTAATATGCTTAAATCCGAAGCTTCTGCAAGAGGGATGACTGGATTAAGTACTACAGAAGAATTAAAGCGGGCATTTTCTCAAATTAGTCAGTTTGCCGGAATCTATAATATCCTTGAAAATGTCATTGTAGATGGTGGACGTGCAATGGCTCAAGCTGTTTTACAGGTTGACGATGCTATGACTGATTTACAGATGGCCACAGGGGTATCTCAACAACGGGCTGCTGGACTCATGTCCACCTATGCAGATTTAGGGCAAGAGTTAAAAGCGACTATGGTTGATGTTTCTGCTAGTGCAACTGAATGGCTGAAACAGGGAAAATCAATTGAAGAGTCTCAAAAACTTGCAAGAGATTCGATCGTTCTTTCAAAGATCGGGGATCTGTCTTCTGAAGACTCCACGAAAACCATTACTGCTGCTATGAAATCCTATGACATGGCAGAATCAGAAGTAATGAACTTTGTAGATGAAATTTCGGCTATTGACATGGCAAGTGCTACTGATGTTGGTGGTTTGGCTACTGCATTTAACGAGGTGGCTGCCAACGCAAAGCAAGCCGGAGTGAGTACGAAACAGTTATTAAGTTACGCAGCTGTAATTGGTGAAACTACTCAGGAAGGTATGGCATCTGTCGGTACATCGCTGAATGCTATCTTCTCTCGAATGGGTAATATTAAATTAGCACGTTTGAAAGATTACCAAAATAATGGGGAAGATTTAAGTAATGTAGAGACTGTACTTCGTGGTGTTGGTATTCAATTAAGAGATTCACAGAATGAATTCCGAGATTTCGATGACGTACTGGCTGATACGGCTAATCGTTGGGAATCATTTAGTGGAGTACAGCAACGTGCTGTATCACAGGCGTTTGCGGGCACACACCATATGAATGATTTCATGGTCCTCATGCAGAATTGGGAGAATGTTGAGAAATACATTGAAACCGCTGATAATTCATCTGGACAATCAATGCAAAAGTTTGAAGCTTATCAGGAATCTTTGTCTGGTAAACTTGAAGGGTTAAAAGGACAGTTCCAAGAGTTATCAACTGTAACTTTAGATTCTGATTTCTTAAAGGGATTAGTTGATGGAGCTACTGCTGCTTTAAATGTTGTAACCGAATTAGTTGATAAAGTCGGTATATTACCGATGGTGCTTGGCTGTATTGGAACCGCTGCATTCTTCAAGAACCTGGATCGGGGAAAATCCTCCCTGCATTCTTATAGTTTACTATTAAGTGGGTCTATTATTGTGGAGAAAGTTGCATGATGGCGCAACGGACAACACAGTGAGAAGAGGGTTCTAAAATAAATAGAGGAATAAATCGTTGAACTTGCTATTCCGTTATGGTGAAGTGGATGAAATAAAAGTATGGGATTGATACCATATTCCGCAACAACAACGAGCCAACCAGACTGCGTATAAGTCGCATCATATAATCCGCTAGTAGCAATTACGGACTTCGTAATGGCGGGATAAAGGTGCTAAATGTCTGGAAGTGTTGGGAGGGCGCCCTTCCTCTGGGGTTTATTGGTGCCATAATCAATAATCCTTGAATGCACGTCCCAAGGTAAATTTAAAGTATGATAGTAAAATCTATCCGGTGTACTCTTCCATCGTTTTGGCAAGAAGAGAGAAATTATTCGGAGGTAAAGGTAAAATATTGTTTATTTTTTTGTATTTTGGTTGTATAATCTTTAATAGATATTGTATGCAAATGATAAAAACAAAGTATGGAGGCACTAATTATGGAAATCAGTATTTTACATCTATCTGATTTACATATTACAAATAGAAATGGTATCTACTCTGACGTACATAAAAATTTACTTCAAGATATAAAGAAACAATGCCAATATTTAAATCATATTATAATAGTAATAACAGGAGATGTAATCGATAAAGCTAACTATGATGAAACTTTTGAAGTTGCAAAAAAATTTTTTCAAGATCTTTATGAGTATATAGGTGATAAAGTCATAGGGGTTGAAATAGTTCCAGGTAATCATGATAAAAAGCAACATTCTTTTGATAAACATTTTGTCGAAGTGCAAAGGGAACTTTGTGAGATACCAGAGATAGACACTTCAGATTGGGAGTATCATTGTGTTTCATATAAAAAATATTTTGCCTTGGCAAATACGATTAGAAATATTTTTAATAAAAATAGTATGAAAATTGTAGACTCATCGTATGTCGAGGCTATTGATGAACAACAATTTGCAATTATTTTTATTAATTTAGATACTTCTTGGGCATCATATGGGGGGAATGAAGACAAACGCAAGTTACGTATTAATTTGACGCAATTATCGAAACTTCGTGATGCTTATCAAAGCAAACGTCACTCACTATCTAAGCCATGTATTACTATAATGACAGCTCATCATCCTTTAAGTTGGCTCAAAGAAAGTGATGAAACCTTTCTATCTTCTTGGCTATTTAATTCAGAATATTTTAATATTGATTTTTATTTGAGTGGTCATACTCATGATAGACAAATAAAATCATATTTTGATACATATAAATCTTATATAACATTAGTTACTGGAATTGGATGGGAAAATAAAAGAGCAGACGAAAGTAACGAATTTCACAGGTATTCTATATATCATTTAAATCTTAGAACTAATTCTTGTGAAATCTTAATTCGTAAAACATGTACTGATGGGAATTTCGATTATGATAATGACGTTCTCTTAACTGACTTAGAAAAGAAAGATAAACGAATTTATCTTCCAATTAAACCTTTTAATTGTAGACCAACGTTAAAAATACCTGTATATCGAGATAATTTTTTAAAAAGTGAATACCTATTTATCGATAATACGGTTATTGAAAAAATGAAAACTATTTCAATTTTATTTTACGATATCATGTCCCATATGAAACAATTCCAAGCCATGCATATTCAAGATTTCTTTGTAAAATATGAACTATATAAAAGGACAGAAGGCACCAAAAAGAAAGAGGAAATTTATAAAAATTATTTTTATAGAAATGAGGACAATTCTACTGTCACAAATTTGTTTAACGAAATCGCTAATAAGAAAATTATCTATGAAAACTTTTTATCATATTTACGAGAATTATGTGGAATAATAGTGACGAGTTTTAAAGATGCCTTTCCTGGTATAGATTACATTCGGTTACATATACGCAAAAATTATCGAATTAAGGTGGATGCGAATATGGGGAAAGAAGAAAATGAACTTTATATCACGCTTTGTCAAGCAAATGCTGAACATATTTTACCTTCGATTCGAGATATTAATTATGATAGTATGATTAAGTTAGCGTTTGACAACAACTGTTCCTTTGTCTATTCACATAACAAAGAATACAATCCATTATCAAAATTAAACGAAAAATATGATAACTTTATTACAATGGCTCCGAATAGCGCTATAAACACTTATAGATACAAACGAGAGGGGAAAGAATATTTACGTCCGTATTTAGCTGCTGCGTTATCAATCAAGTGTAATATAGACTCCAACTTATTAGATATATTGAATTACTTGAATATTCAAACATTTATCTTTGGTTTAATCTATGATTACGTTGATTTATTTAAAATTAAGATGGAAGATTTTATAAAGGAGGACATCTCATGAAATATTTAAATTCAAAACATCTAAAAAATCTCGATGATAATACATTGGTATATGTAAATAGGAATGCTCTGAACACAACAATAGCAAAATACGAGATTGATATGGAAGAAGGGGATGCTTTCCAAGAAGAATTAAAAAGTCTATTAGAATTGTGGAACAAGGTATATATTTCAGAACGAAGAAATAAGCGTATAAATTCTTATATTTTGATGAAAACGAAAGATATTAAAAAATACTTTAAAAATTATCAAGATTTACCTAATGGAACGTTTGGATTACAAAACAAATAATTAACTTGGTCGAGAAGGAGAAAAGAGTCCCCTCCTTCTCGCCTTTCACTACCACTTATATCCACAATTTTTACATTGGAATTGGCTACGTGCTGTTTTGCTAAAAAGTCCAAATCCAACTGCTCCTGCTGCTTTTGCAACAGAATGTATTTTTTTTATGTCGGTTGATCCACAAGTAGGACATTTTGGTTGAGGATGAAGTGCTTCCCGTTTTCTTTGTTCTTCTGCCTTTTTTTGGCGAGTACGTTCTATTGCTTGATTTGTTTCTCTTTCTCTTTTCTCTCTTTCTTCAATTCGTTTAGAGTAAAGATTAAAATCAAGCGTATCTTTTACATACTCATTAATGTAATCACGTTCTGCTTTTGAGAAATCATCATTGTATTTTTCTCGTATTACTTTGCGGTAGTCTTTTTTGGGAATATTTGTTTGCTTTAAGACGGCATTACATTTAGGGCAAAAGCATATTTCTGTTTCTCCTCCATATAAAAACCCACATTTAGAACATATACATAAAAGACCAGTTCTTAATTGATTATCTTGTGCGAATCCGTGTTGTCTCATAAAATCCGATATATCATAATTGCAATTCGTACAATGTCCAAGTTTTACATCTACAATTTGATTACAGTTAGGGCATTCCGCTGTAAACATACTGCACCTCCTAAATATCTTTTAAATAAGTATACCATATTGTATCAATAAAGCCAAATTATTGTATGAAAAGTCACTTAAATCAGTTGGTAGTTTATTTGAAGGCGTATCATCTATGTCTGGTGCGAGATTTAAGAATGTGTCTTCATTGGACGATATGTTTGGATGGCAACAAAAATCTTTCGATCTGGCTTTCCAAGTCGGTGCAGATGGTATTAGTGAATACACAATGGAGCAGATTAAAGCGAAATCTGCTGTCATGGGATTAAATGATGAATTAACCGCTCAAGCACTTGCGCTCGCCAGCGATGCTAATTTTACCGCAAAAGCTTCTGCGAAGAAAATAACATATAAAGATGCAGTTGATAAGTATTTAGATGATAACTACGACGCAATTGGGGATGCGATTAAAAATAATAAAAAGCTTAAACAATCTACAATTGATACCCTTGAATCTGCTGCCAAAGAGGGAGCGGAAAAATATAAAGAAACTATCAAGAATATCGTAAATCAAGAGGGCGATTTTTCTCGAATTGCTGATATTTCTGACGATATTGTTGACATTGGTTCTTCTGCCGCTTCTGCTACTTCCGGAGTAACAGGGTTAGGTGCTGCATTCAAAGGTTTAGCCGCAAGTGCGAAATCGTTATTTGTCACTTTAGCTACCAATCCTTTGACATATTTTGCTGCTGCGGCTGTTGGGGCGATTGCTTTTGTTAATCATCAGAGAAAAGCTTTTGACGAAGCGAAAGAACAAGCCCAGGAATCTCAGCAGTCCTATTCCGATGCAGCTTCACAGGTTACTTCTCTGAATTCGCAATTACAAGATACGAATTCACAGATTGAAGCTATTCAATCAAAAGGCACACTATCAATTACGGATCAGGCAGAATTAGAACGACTTCAGCGTCAAAGTACTGAGTTGGAAAGACAACTTGATTTGGCTCAACAATTAGCCGATGCAAAATCAACGCAAGCAGCAGAGGATGCTGTAGATGCATTAGAAAAAACTTCTACCGAAGATTTAGCTACTCCATTAAAAGTTAAAGATGGGACTTACAGTGCGGAACGTGATGCTGGGTATCAATATACGGATATCGTGACTGCTACGAAAAATGAGATCGCTGAGTTAGAAGAATTAAATAAACGGCGAGATTCCTTAATGGAGAAAAGATCCAGCTCTTCTAAAAAAGAAAAAGAAAATATTGATTCTCAGATATCTGATATTGAAGCTCAAACGGAAAAACTCAAGGATGGGTTATCTTCGAATATTTCTGACTTATCTTCTCTCCGGGAAAACTTCATTGATCAAACAACTGGCGCAGTCAAATCAGGATATGAATCATATTATAATGATATCACTGACTTAATCGATTCTTATAATATGATCGATTTATCGCCGATTGAACGGAAAGCACAATCTCTGGAAAATTTCTTTTCTGATACACAAGCATCCGGAATTAAATCCTACTTGCAGGAGTTAGCGAACTCCGGCGCTTCTGTAGACGAGATCGCTTCTGCTTTTGATTCTCTCGGAATTAGTATTGACGGCGTTACCTCAAAAGAAGTTGGACAATATTTTAAGGATATGGCTACTGCCGCTAATGAAGCAGCGGATGCAGCTCAAAAAGTAGATGGGTCTTTTGCCGGTGTGCAAGTCGCAATGGAATCAGATAACCAGGGTGCAGAATGGGATGCAATGTCCTCTAATCTGCAAAAAGCGTTAGAGTTATATCAGAATGGGTTAGTTGGAACGGACGATTTCCAGACAGTTGCTCAATGGTTATCCCCTACTCAAATCGATGAAGATCAATATAAGTATGATTCTGATGCTTATGTTGCTGCTTGGGAGTCAGCATATAAGAAAGTCAAAAATTGGTTTGATTCTGATAACCCATTACAGAGCATGTATAATTTTGTTGATGATCTTAAAGATGCTGGAATTGCCAATGTAGTAAAAGATACAACGGGATCATTAATCGAGATGACGCCTGAATTCAAGTCTACTGCTGAAGCTGCAAAAGATTTAGGAGTTGGTGTAAATTCAGTTGAAGCTGCAATGCATAAACTGGAAGAATACGGATTTGAATTTGACGATGTTTTATTCAGTGGTGATGCATTAGAGGAATATAAAACTTCGTTAGATCAGATTAAACAGCTTTATGATAAAATGGGGGAAGGTGCTGGGAAATCCAGACTTGGAGATTTAATTCAAGGGTGGGATTCGCAGTATGATATCTTTGAAAAAGATCTAAGTAAGCTGACTGAAGATCAGATTATTCACATTAAGTTTGAATACGATCTTGCATCAATACAGAGCCAAATTGATGAATTGCGTGATCAGATTGCAGGCGGTCTCGAGGGCGACGAAGCAAATAAAGCTTGGGCTAATGTGATCGCACAGAATAATAGATATATCAGTACAGCTAAAGAGGGTGTGGGATTATCTCAGCAAGGTATTGAAATTCCTGCAACTATCACGAATATTGATTCAAGTATTTCTGAGTTGCAGAAGAAAATGCAAAAGGCTACCGGCAAACAAAAAATTGAATTGCAGGCCGACATTGCAAATCTGCAAGAATTACAGAAAGGTGTTCTGAATTCATTCTCTGATCTCCATCCAGAAATTACGGCAGAAAGTGATCCATCACAAGTAACAGCAGCGTGGCAAGATTACTTTTCGAAACCTCAAAAAATTTATGTAGATGCTGAATTAGATACTCAATCTATCGAAGATTATCTTGCTAAACTTCAGCAAGGAAGTACCATTACATTTGATGCAACAGTTGACGGGCAAAATTCCGTTGTAAATGCAACGAAAAATAAAAATGGTCAAATCGTATATTCCGAAGTTTTAGACGATGGATCATCTCGTGCTTTAGATGCTGAAACTCAAAAAGATGGTACTATTACTTTCACTGCTGATACATCGGAAGCAGAAAAGAAAGCTGAAAAAGCTTCTAAAAAAGATGGAGAAATTAAGTATAATTTCGAGACAGATGTAAAAGGAGCAGAAAGGGTCGAGGAAATTAGTAACTCTATTATGTCTACTTTACTCGGTATCCCAGAAGAAAAGGTAGTAGAAATAGATTCTGAAGATCACTTATCAGATGATTTAATCTCACTTTTATCTAATCTTAGTGGAATTCCGGAAGAAAAATTAGTAGAAATCAATGCTCAAGATAATGGAGCTACTGATGTTATTGCGGAAGTATTATCTCAATTAAGCGGTATCCCTTCTGATGTTTTAACGGAGCTTCTTGCTAACGATGGTATTTCCGGCACTGTTTCTACTGTTATTTCTGGTTTAACTGGAATTCCAGAATCTACAGTAACAGAGCTTTTAGCTACAGATAGTGCAAGTGGTGTTGCAAGTCTTGTGCAGTCTGCCATTCAAAATATTCCTTCATCTTGGCTTACTCGATTAAGCCAGTCTGGTGGAGAAAATGTTGCCAGCACTGCTAATCAAGCCAAGGGTTCTATATCATCTATTCCTACGAGTTGGAGTTCACTTATCTCTCAAACTGGAGCTGAATCTGTCCAAAGTGCAGCGAATCAAACCGCATCTGCTGTAAATAGTGTCCCTTCTTCAAAAACGGTTACATTTACCACTATTGTTAAGAAAGTCACACAAACAATTTCACAGGCAATAAACAATAATCCATATGCTGGAAAAATCCATGTTAATGGTACTGCTCATGTAGATGGCACAGTTAATCGCAATGCTGGCCACGCTTTTGCTTCTGGTAACTGGGGAATTGAACGTAATGAAACTGCACTTGTAGGCGAGTTGGGTCCTGAAATATTGGTGCGTGGCTCACGTTATACCACCATAGGTGATCGTGGTGCAGAGTTTGTAAATCTTAAACGTGGGGACATAATTTTTAACTCAAAACAGTCTGAAGAGCTATTACGGAATGGATATGTGACATCTGGCGGAGGACGTGCGCAAGTTTATCTTGAAGGATCTTCTTATGCTTATGGTTCTGCGTATGCGAATGGTGGACGATTACCTGTCCCTGGAACAGGTGGTTATGCAACTGCTCATAAACAACCTTCATACGCTTCCTCCAACTCTTCTAAAAAATCATCTTCAACCAATAAATCATCTGGAAAATCGAATGTTTCAAGTAAATCAAGCAAATCTTCATCTTCTTCTAAATCGTCTGGATCTTCTTCAAAAGATAAATTTGAAGAGGTAACGGATTATGTAGAAATTTATCTGAAACGATCCAGTGAACTTACCGAAAAACTGGTAGATGCCATTGATACAGCTACTACTCTTGCCGGAAAACAAGAAGCAAATTCTAAAGCTTTATCTCAGATTTCCAGCGAAATTACTGCTAATCAGCAGGGATATAATAAATATATCTCACAAGCAAATTCTGTTGGACTGTCCGAATCATATGCAAAGCAGATTCGTGATGGTAGCCTCAACATTGAAACAATCACGGATGAATCTCTAAAAGAGAAAATTGATGACTATCAGCAGTGGTTCGACAAAGCCAAGGACTGTGAAGAGCAGATTGTAGAACTTCAAAAGCAGCAACGTGAACTTGCTTTAGAGCGACTGGAATACATTTCCGATTACTATGATAAACTTGTTGAAGTTAATTCTACTTTACAGGATCTAAATGAAGAGCGGATCACTTACAATGATAATATTGGTTCTTCAGCAACCAGTGATTATGTAAAACAGCTCTTAACTTCTTCAGTGAACGCTGAACAAGCCAAGTATAATTATCTAGCAAAACAGCTTGCTGATTACCAGAAAGAATTCAATTCCTTAATGTCTCAAGGGTACATTACCAAAGGAAGCGATGCTTATCTGGAAGCACAGGCTACAATCAATGAATTTAATCAGGAAATTATAGAATCCAGCAATTCGTTAATTGAATTGCAGGATCAGATCCGTGAATTAGATTACACAAAATTACAACAGGTCATCGATGCGTTAGATCGATCAGCAAAGCGTTTAGAGAACGGAACTGACTATACTGAATCTCGTGGGGAAGATGTATCAGAATCCGATCTCCAAGAACAGTTAGATAACTCTAACAAACAAATTCAGGCAAATTATGATAAGCGAAATGCTCTCTTGAAAGAACAAGCATTGTATGCTGTTGGCTCTACCCGATATCAAGAGATTGCTGATCAGATTGCTGATCTGGACGATTCGATTTATGATGCATTAGAAAATATTGAGGATCTTAAAGACCGGATTTGGGAAGTTAGATGGCAACCATTCTTTGACGGTCAAGAAGCCCTGAGTGATTTAATCACAGAGGCAGATGATCTTCGCAGCTTATTGAATGATGAAGCGTTTATTGGCAAGAATGGCGGCCTGACTTCTGAAGGTATTACCAATGTGGCTTTAATCAGCCAATCTATGAATGCAGCCAAACAGCAAATCAAGGACTACGGTGAGGCATTAGAGAAGCTGAATGAGGATCTCGAAAACGGTAATATTTCTACCTCTGAATATGAAGAACAGCAAAAAGATTTCCTTTCTGCGATTCGTGATTCAGTGGGAGTAGTTGAAGACTACAAAGACGAGATCATAGATTTATGGAAAGCTCAATTAGAAGCCGAAAATGATGTTATCCAAGATAGCATTGATAAGCATAAAGAATTACTTCAAGCAAAGAAAGACAACGATTCTTATAGTCGGAATGTTAGAAGCCAGACAAAAGAAATCAATCAGATTAAGGCTGAAATTAGCGCCCTTTCCGGAGTGAATAACGAGAGCGCAAAAGCTGAACTCAAGAGGCTTCAATCGCAGCTTCAAGAGGCCGAAAATGCGTTGAGCGAGACTCGAAGCGATCATGAATATGATGTCCGTGAAAAGGGATACGAAGGATTATCGGATGATCTTAACCAGGCTCTTCAGGATACCCTCGATGAAGTAACTTACAATGTTGATAAGCAGGAGCAAGTTATTTCAGAAATGCTGAATCGAGTCGTTGATCAGTACCAGACTGCTTATGGGAAAATTCAAGAAATCATTGCTAATACAGGCTTTACCCCAAGTGGAGGTATGAGTTCTAACATTGACAATCTTGGTACTGCTTCTGGCGCACAAGATCAAGTCAATGACAGTAATACAATTGCTCCTGATTATAATCCGAGTGGTTCCGTATCTGATATTAATACTGGGGCAATCCAAAGTGGCGAGGCGCAAAGTAATAATGATAATATTGAAAACATTATTAGTCAAGAACCGAATACTACGAATCGTCCGGTTGCAGAATTAAAACTTACCACTACTTCTCTCTCACTTCAAGAGGGACAATCTGGATCAGTAAAATATTCGATACGACCGACTGATGCTGCCAATAAGAAGTTGAATTGGAAATCAAGCAATACGGCTGTTGCAACTGTTTCTAATGGAACTGTTAGGGCTGTAAAACCTGGTATTGCGACGATCACTGCGATGACAACAGATGGTAGCGCATTATCAGCTTCTTGCGGAGTCACAGTTACTAAGAAACCAGATCCACCAAAACCGAAGCCTTCAAACCCAAATTCCAACACGAACAAGAAAACCGGTGACGGTGTTCCTCGCATTGGAGATAAGGTTAAATTTGAAAGCGGAAAGTACTATTATGATTCTTATGGTTCCAGACCAGTTGGAAGCAAACATCGTGGGGAATATCTCTACATTACTTACATGAATTCTAAAGCTCCATACTCTATTCATCTTGGTGTAAAACCGCAGCCGGGTTACTATAGTGATCTTGGATGGGTTAAGCTGAATCAGATCAGCGGGTATAAAGATGGAACTCTTGGAGTATCAGAAGATCAGTTTGCAAAGATCAACGAAATGGGTAAGGAATTAATTATCCGCCGTGGCGGAAATGATCATACATGGTTGCAGCATGGTGATGGAGTTGTTCCGTCAGATTTAACAAAAAATCTGTTTACTCTCGGAGCCAATACGAATACGATCATGAAAAGTATTTCGAATACAGGAGTAGGAAAGACAAATCAATCTATGGTGGTCAATAACCATTATGACAGCCTGCTTACGGTGAATGGATCTGTTGACAAAGATGCCTTGCCGGGTCTGAAAGAGCTTTTGGAAAAATCATATGATTATACAATGCAACAGGCATATAAAGATGCCGGTAAGATTGGCATTAAGAAAAGTATTTAACATTAAAATATCACAATGGGATCACGGTTTATTCCGTGGTCCTTTTGCGTGAAAAGTGGGGTGAGCAAAAATGATATTAGTTTGCAAAGATTTTAAATTTGATAATCAAACATTGTCACAAAAACATTTGATTTCTGTGAATTTTGAAGAAGATACTTCTATTCCATCTGTTCTTACACGAGAAATGGAATCCAGTGACATGAATAAATATCGGCCGGAAACAACAGGCTTTGGCACAAGATATTCTGAAACATTGGTATTCGATATTCATTTAATGAAAGACGATAGTTTTTATGTGTCACAGGAGGAATTAGAAATTGAACAATCCGATTACGAATCTATTGCTTCATGGCTGAGTTCACCTCCAAATCATATGTGGCTTGAAGTAACTAAGGAGAATGGCGAAAAAGCTAAAGTAAAAGGATACTTCTCTTCTATTACTCCTCATGATAAATGGGGAATCTGCTATGGTTTAGTATGTACGTTCACATGTAATTCTCCATTTTCTTACTCTGAGAAAGCTATCGATCAGCAAATTTCTGGCGTAAATAATTTCTTGGTTTCTAATAGCAGCAGTGATCGATATGATTACATCTATCCTACTCTGGAAATTACTCCAAGCAACAATGAAGAAATTTTCATTCATAATTTGTCAGATAGTCACATTTTAGATACGGGAATGATATCTGCAACGGACGATAAAGACAATAATATCATTCTCTTGATGCAGAAAATCAGCGCTTATGCGTCTCTAAATAATCTAACGGTGGCATATCTCTATGATGATGCACATCAGAATGTAGTAACAATCTGCGATAAAACTGCTCTTTTATTCTACATGAAAGACTCATACGGAATCCAAAATAAGTACGTGGCTTACTATATTGAATCTAATAAGCAGTATACCATCTGTCAAGGCGGGTTCTTTTACTGTAAGTTGTCGAAAGGTCTGAAAATCAAAGTGGATGCCAAGAACCTTGCGATTTACGACTTGCTGGATCGACCGGTGCTGTTTGATACGATGGGTATTCAAGATGAAGATGAAATCTATTGGATGCGTCTTATTTATGGGAACAATAGCTTCTGTGTAAGGGGAAACTTTTCGCTTCGGATTTCTTACTTAGAACCGCACAAAGGAGGGCTGATCTAGTTGAGGATTTTATACGATCACTATGGCCGGATTGAGCCGTCTCGTGCTTATCTCGCAAAACCGGACAAAACGATTCTGTGTGCATTGAATTCGATTGATGTCCACTCTGTAAACTTCACCGGAAACGGAAATGACCTTTCCTCTATCTCTTTTAATATAGAACAGCATGTAGAAACTGAAGATAAATTAGTTGAGGCAAACGGGTATGAATTAGTATCCAAAAATATGAAGCTTGACATTTCAAATGTAGGATGGTTCATCATGGATACTCCGACAATCCATCATACCGGCAATAGGGAATATAAAACGATCAATGCGTATTCTGCTCAAAAGGAATATGGACAGGTTCCATTGGATCAGTGGAAGGTAAATCGTGGGACAACAGATTCCTTGGAGATGTTGGTAGATGGCAATGTAGAGGAAATTGAGGGTGTTGAGTTTGCAAAAGAAAATATTAAATTCCAACATGAAAGCAATCCTGAACTCAGCTTAGTAGATATTTTAGTATCTAAGGTTCCTGGATGGAAAGTGGGCTATGTAGATCCGATCCCAAAAGTATACGAAACTTACGATAACGGAGAATTGGTAACTACCTCGGTCAAACTTGCAGATGAAGTAGGTACCTTTGATGTGGATTATAGCGATGCCTACTCTTTTATGGTGCAGGATTTTGAGAAATACTTTAACTGTATTGTAGAATTTGATTATTTAAATTTGGAGGTGAATTTCTACCGTGTCGAGAATTATGGTGAAGATACCAATGTTACGATCGGTTTCCGAAATGTCGAAAATACAAATGATGTAACCGTGGATGAAGATAATATCTTCACAAAATTTCGTGTCACAGGTGGCGATGATTTAGGGATTGAACAGGTCAACGGTGGTAGCAACTATCTGATCTACCTCTCAGATTATTTCTTAAATGAAAAATATCTTAGCGCTTCTACGATTGAGAAGTATAAGAAATGGTCAGCTTTTTGTGATTCCGCAAGATATACCTACGCTGATTATTCCCGGCAATGGAACACGCTGCAAGATGAAATTACGGGATTAAACGACCGGATGCCTGTTTCCGATTGTAACCCGGAGAATTGGCAGAATCTCAGCGATGAAGAACTGCTCTCTTTGAAAGCAGATTATGAAGCACAAAAGCTGGGGTATGAAAAAATCTACGTCGATGACGAGGGTAACTTCGATATGGACTTACTTAATGCATCCCCCGATGCCAATATCTATCATCAGATTGCGGACACGATCCTTCCAAATATTCAAATCGAAATCGATAACCGTGATCTTCCTACATCAGAAGGTGAAGAAGATTATCTGGAAGCCTATGAGACGAATTGGGATTATTATGGTGTAAATGAACTGACAGTGAAGTTGCAGTCTTATCAGGACATTGTGAATCTGCTGAAAAAGAGTCATTATGATTTGACGTGGGAGCGATATCAAGAACTTTCACAGTCCGATCCAGACAAATATCCCGTCTTAACGGAAAGTGGATTCGAAGATAAGCATGAAGAGTACGAAAAGAATGCACTACAGTTAGATGAAAACCATATCGATTCCTGTGCTTATGCTCTGAAACAGAGGAAAGAAGAAGTTACGGAAAAAGAATCAGAACAAACCTCAGTGAATGAATCCAGATCTGCTCTTGCTAAAAATATGGATATGAATACCTGGACAGGTATTGAAGAAGTTGACGGTAAAGCTGTTCCAGCTAACGTATTTACTACAAAGGAATTATCTGAAATCAATCATCTTCTGAATCAGAGTACCTATACAAATGAAAATATCTTTGTCAGTTCAGTAGATGGATTGTCTGATACAGTTACTATCCAACAGAAATTATGTGAGACAGCTTTAGATGATATCGCTGTTTACGCTGTACCTCAGACAATTTACGCAACTACCATGGATAATATCCTTGCTGCTAGTGGAAATGAACTTCATGCACACGATATTGACTACGGGAATTTCATTCGTCTCGGTATTCGGGATGATTATTATGTAAAACTGCGTGTTTCGCAGATGTCATACAATCCATTCCTGTACGACAATAATTTTACCATTTCATTTTCCAATATGGTGAAGTCTGGTAAAACCAGACATGACTTCATTTCCTTGCTTAATATGAGTAACAATCTCAGCAATGCTTCTGCATCAAATTCCTACTCTTCTAGTTTTCAGATTACTGACGAGAATATATATCAGGTCTTACAGCGTCTTTTGCAATCTTCTTCCTTTAATAATAAAGTACAAAATATTATTAATAATTCATCTGACAATTATAATGATTATTTAGTAGCTGGTGACATTTATGGGAATAACGGATTCTTTCAGTATATCCAAGCTGAATTGATTGCTGCCGGGAAAATTGTCGCTGATAGTGCAGAATTTAACGATCTCTCCGCTCTCGTTGCTAAGATTAATAATCTGCTTGCTGGTAACGTCAGTGCTGAACTGGGTCATCTGATTGAACTCACAGCGCAGAATGTGCGTATCGATGAAGCTGTTATTAAAGATCTGATTGCGTCACAGATTACCGTGTCCATGCTGAAAGCCGGGGAAATCTCATCCGATCAATTTAACATTGTATCTGATGATGGTTCTATGACTATTGTTGGAAATACGATGCAGTTTAAAGATTCAAATGATATTGTGCGTATTCAGCTTGGTAAGGATGAAACAGGAAACTTTACATTCGTTCTGTATGATGAAACAGGAAAAGGTGTCCTTATTGATTCTGAGGGTATCAAAGAATCTGCCATTGAAGATGGTTTAATCAAGACTGATATGGTTGCTGATGGTGCTATTACAGAATCGAAGATTGATAAAACTGGAATGTTGGAATGGACTGATGAAGAAGGAAACAAAATCTTTCAGATTGGCAAGATGTACTTTGGAGATGAAAAATTCGAAGTCTCCTACAATCAAACAATCGAGAAAGTAAACCAGACATATGAAAAAGTTAAAGACTTAGCCAACCGGATCGGATCTATTTCTATCATGGGAGATCAGATTTTTAAGGAAGTCCAAGGTGTCATGACTCCTGCTTCTATCACACTCCGTGCAGTCTGCCGGAATAATGTAGAAGTTGGAAAGTGGTACATTGATGATGTGGAGAATACAGAATATATATCTGAGGATGGAATGTCGATTACGATTCCATCTTCTTTTATGTCAAAACGAGATTCTGCGGTTGTGAAAGTGACTGACAGCTTAGGAGATCTTTATGATATTATGACGATTTATCGAATTTCAGACTCCGAAGGTGTCGCCGGACAGGCTGCTATTTCTATTATTATCACAAGTGATAAGGGTACTGCATTTAATGATAAAACTACAATCAAATCTACCGTATGTACCTGTACGGTATATGAAGGAGTCCAGGAAATCACCCCAAATTCTTATGGTTGGATGATGGCGAAAAATGATGAATCTACCTGGACAACGATTGGAACAAGTAAACAAATTACTATCGACATTGATCCTACGGTTATTCGAAAGCGTATACGTTGCGATGTCGATATTGATATTTAGCAAAGGAGGATATTTTGGTAAGCGATGCAAATATAAAAAATGCGTTTGTGGAGGACGATAAGTTAGTTATTTCTACCCCCCCCCCAGCAAAAATACTCGCAAGATACATTATTAGATAGCGAAGCTAAGAAAAATATTTTGGATGTGGACAATATGTCGAGCATTACTTCTACATCTAAAGTGCTTGTCAACGACAACGCAAAGTTGAAATAGATGGATCACAACAATAGTAGATGCAAGAATAGATACCAATATTTCTTTAGCTTCACACACTCTGATTGTAGAGTAATATCTCGTCATATTGGCACTTCCCAGGAGGTGTTTATATGGCAGATTTATCAAATACAAAAGACATTACTACAGTGGATTCTACTCCTTCTGTGGCGATTACTGACAAAATCTATATTAATAAAGGCGGTAAACTACAACAAGTTTCGTTAGCCACCGCCATTGAAAGTAAGATTGATTCTTCATTATCAAAGAGCAAATTTGCTGCTGATGCAAAAGCTACTAAAGACGCTATTAGTAAAGTTGATTCTGACATCAAGGCGCAGAACCCGATCAGCGAAACTATCTTTTCCAATACCGTTACATTCTCTCCTACCGCCTATGGAAACGCCATCCCGGAACAGATTGAGGGGTACATCAAACAGGATACGACAAAAGGGTTACAGTTGTTTGATGCGAAAACTGTTTTATCATCACAAATTCAATCTAAAGTACTCACGTGTAATAATGATGGAAGCGTAACGCTTGACGGAGAAATTACCGGTAGCAATCGTAATTTTACTATACAATTAAGCGCTGGAACATATTATTTTAATGAAAAAGATAAAATTTTTCACACATTAGTCAACGGCGACGATTTATGGAACAAACCATACACATTTGAAACAGATACTACTATAAAATGTTATATTGCCAACGGTGAGTATGGCAATATAAAGATTTATCCGATGATAAATAAAGGGGATTCTCCTCTTTCGATTGAACCCTACACTGGAGGACAGCCTTCCCCGAATCCTGACTATCCTCAGATTGTTCATGGTGTCGGGGATATGGGATTCTTTGATGGGGAGTTGTTGCAGGGATATTACCAGGTATCGGATGGAACGTTTAAGCCTGCCACCGTAGCACTTTGTAACAAAAATCCTATTCCATGTAAGCCGGGTGATAAAATAATATTTGAGTATGAAGATGTAATTAATGGATCAGGTATCTCGATATTTTTCTATAAATCCGATGGAACATTTATATCACGAGTAAATAAGGTTGGCGTCAGAAAAATTGAAGGCGTTGCTCCACAAGATACCACATATTGTAACATTGTAATTAATCCGGTTAGCGAGCCTATCCCGGTTGCATCAGCCAAACACATTACCGTAACCATCAATGATAAATACGCCGTATGTGTCAAATCTAAGGGAAAGAATTTGCTTAATTTAACCGGAGAAATACTATACAGCTTCGGAAGAGAAACTATTTTTGACAACCAAGTAACAATAAATCCAACTACAGACGGCAGGACAGCTCCAGGAGTTTGGTTCATTTTAGGTGACATTAAAAAGTTTTTAGGAAAAACAATATACGTCAAAGCTGATGCTATCCAGCGATCCGGTAATTATAATCCCCGAATGTTGTTAATGACGATAAAGGGTAATACATCCGTGCGTACCTATTTAACATATTCGTATAGCAAGGCCGGACAGGTGATGAGTGTTAAAATACCAGATGACTTGGATACAAACGAAGCATCTGATTTGGCTTTAAATATGTATGTAAATGACGGATCGTCGCAGGTGGATGCTGACGCATATGCGATATTTACAAATGTCTATGCCGGGTTGTCGGAACCCACTAACGAATTCGTCCCTTATCAGTCCAATGTAACGTATATCCCTGTCGATTACCCGCTGTTTGAGGGGGATAAGATCGTAAGGCGTAATGGGGAGTATAAGCTGTTAAGGAAATGGAAACAGGAGGTTTTCGATGGTTCGGAAGATGAGGGTTGGGTGCAAGGTAAATCCAACACAAATCAATTTTATACTAGTCAATACAAAGAAAAGAAAGTAAATGCCGATATAGTATCAAATCGATTTAAACATGCTACCTCTGTTGAACCGCCATCGATATGGATTGGAAACGACATTAATATATATTTTGAATCTGGATACTTAGACAATAATACTATAGCCGGATTTCAAGAGTGGTTACAAGAGAATCCGGTTTCTTGTGTCTATGAACTAGCCACACCAACCGAAGAACCCCTTTCATCCGAAGCCATGAAAACCCTATACAGCATCATGGCATGTGATGAGGAAACGGAGCTGACGATTGTCGGTGTTCCGTCGGATGCGGAAATCCAGAATCAGTTTTTATTGCCACGAAACGAGGACGGGGCTTTAAACACAACAGCGTATTGCACGGCCAAGAGGAATGAAATTGCATTGGAAGAGCTGGAAAACGTAACAGCCGCAAGATTGTCGGCATTGGAAACACAGGTATTGCAGGAGGTATAAAATATGTATGAGATTATCAAACAGGTTATCTTGTCCGGTGACTATGAGTTGTCGGACATGCTTAACAAGATTAAGAAGAATTGCGTCCGGGGAGATATCACGGACGAGCAGGAAACGGAATTGATCGCACTTGCAAGGGAAAAGGCGACACCGGAAAACAGCTATGCTGGTATCCAGTCTCAGGTTGACTACATGATGGAGCTTTTAGCGGAGACAATCGGCACGGTCACAGGCTTAAAACAGGACGTGGAAGCAATCAAAAAAGCTCTCGAAGAGGGCGGGACAGATATTCCAGAACCGGAGCCGGAACCAGAACCGGACAAGTACCCGGAATATAAACAGCCTACAGGAGCGCATGACGCTTATTACAAGGGTGATGGCATTACTTGGAAAGGCGAAAAATATGATTGTATAGCACCAGATGGAGTGGCAGTTGTGTGGAACCCTGACGAGTATCCGGCGTACTGGAAGAAAGTTGAAGAGTAGGAGGGCATTTATATGGAGATCAGAGCGAGACCGTGAACCGGTCTTATTTAACCCCTGATAACCAGAGACCATTCCACAAAAATTCAGGCTTCATGAAATCGTGAATCTTTGCTAGAATCGTTTCTGCTTTTTTATGTTCCTTATTTTATGGCACAAAATCTCTTCTCTGGGTTTTCGGACTGCTCTATTGGTTAAGATGTTTTCTGCTCCTCTCCCTTCGTAATTTCCTAGCATAAAAACCGTAAGGTATTTTAATAAAATAAAAATGATTTAAGGCTATTGAGAAATCAATAGTCTTTTTTATTGATGAAAGGAGGCGGTATATGTGGTTTTTAGCAGTAATGAACTAGATATAGTGATTCTGCAAAACGGTAAAGATGGCGTATCTGCCGATTCAAAATACTTTTGGGTAAAGTACTCTCAAAATCCCGATGGGTCGGATTTAACAGATGATCCTAATGGGGCAATATACATGGGAATTGCCTATAATAAAGATAGTATAATTGAATCCGAAATTCCCTCAGATTATTCTTGGTCTAAAATTCAGGGCAACAATGGTGTTGATGCCTATACAGTCATTCTTTCGAATGAAAATGTTAGCTTTGCTGTAGATTATGGTACTCATATTGCTACTTCTGCCCAAACTTACTCTTCTACTGTTACTGTTTTCCAAGGGATAGAAGAACGAAAAGATTTTACGATCGGTGAGGTGGTTTCTGCAAATGGAATTACTGTTAGTAAAACAAAAAATACAATTACTCTTTCTGTGGAAGATAATGTAGAGATTACTGCTGATCATGGTTCTTTCCGAATTCCGATCTCTATTGATGGGTTGGTATTTTTTAAGGATATGACTTGGACTCTTGCACAGCAAGGGAAAGATGGAATTTCTGCTATTAATATCATTATTGGAAATGAAGCGCAGAATATCCCTTGTACAGATGAAGGTGTTGTATCTGAAGGATTTTTGATTAATATACCATTTCAAGGATATGTTGGTACTGAAAAAGTTGGCGCTACTGCTGTTGTTGGGTTATTACCAAATGGAGTCACATTAGGATCGAATACTCCTGCAACAAAAGAAGAAGATGGATTAATTATATTAAATGTTGCAAAAGGTGCCGATTTTGGCAGTCCAGCTATATTAACAGGTGATGTTACTCTTACATTTTCTATTAGTGATCAACAACTCGTAAAACATTTTACATGGAGCAAAACTAAAGATGGTGCTGAAGGGTCGATGACAATATATGAACTAGAAGCTTCATCTTATGTTATTAGCAAAAATTTAGATGATACATTGACTCCAGAATCTATTACTTTTAATGCTTATTCTCGCTTGAGTAATTCTGTAGAACGAAGCAATTATAATGGTTTGTTTATGATTGAAGAGTCTGCAAATGGAGTTAAATATGACACAAAATATCTTTCTGAAACTAACGAAAATACTGTTACTTATACTCCATCTTCATCAGATATTCATAGTATTCGGTGTACATTATGTCAGGCAGATCAAGTATCAGTAACTTTAGATAGACAAACAATTCCTTTATTAAAAGATAGTGATAATCTCAAACCAATTATTGAAGAGATCACTACAACCATGAAAGGATTAGAAACCAAAGTCGATAATGTAGAGCAGTCTATTACAAATAAAGTATGGCAAACTGATATAACTGAAGCAATAAATAATTATGATGATAGTACAATTAATACTATTCGTGATCAGGTTGCTGAACAAAAAATAACAATTCAAGGTATAACACAAACTGTTAAAGATGTTCAAACAGAGGTAGAAAAAAAAGCAGATGGCTCTACAGTATCTTCATTAACTGAAAAAGTTAGTGAAATGGAACAAACGGTTGAAGGGTTCAGAACTGAGGTTTCGGATACATATGTATCAAAAAGCGATTTTGAAGATGCTATTGGAAATATCGAAGGACAATCTGGAATCAACTGGAAAGTAAACTATTCTGATCTGGAAACAGCAAAGGACAATTGGATTTATGTCCACTCTAAAGAAAATCAAGATGATGGTTGGATAATGTGGAATGCAGCTAAAGTTGTTGTTCCGAACATGAGCATCAATACTAATGTTGCTAATGTCGTAGATACTCCTATCTATTTAGTAATGCGTATTGATGAATCTCTTTTAACTAATTATCAATGGATACTGACTGATGAATCTGACCGTATCCTTGTGAATGAAGATGGAGATATTCTTGTTCTAAATGCTCACACTGCTTTCTTAGTGTGGTTCCAGAGTGGTTCCGGTTGGAAATCATATGATCTAGCTCAAAAAAATCAAAAAGACTGGAAATGGGTGAATGAAACAGATGCCATTTTAGCAATGTTTTCTCGTACTGAAACAGATAGAATCCATAGTGCAAAACTGTATACACCTCCATTAATGTACAACGAAATTGGCATAAGTACGGAGCAACGTTCTTATGTGGAACAGACAGCGGATCACATTACTCAGGTCGTGGAAGAAACCTATGCAACAAAAGATAGTGTTGAACAAGCACGATCTGAATTTACTCAGACCGCAAACGAAATCAAAGGTACAGTGGAGGATTTGGATGGGGAAATTTCCCAAGTATCACAAAAGGCAAATAGTATTGAATCTGTTATTGGAACGAAACAGAATGTTATTCCCACATCTATCCGCTATATTCGTGACTGGCTACATGGAAGCACATCGAACGATGGCAATCATTATGTAGAATGTCAAATCATGGTTGGTGATACAAACATTGCAAAAGGATTGACTGCAAAAGCCTTTAATTCAAACCATATTTCTGTATCGGCATCAAATCTGAACCTCTATACTGACGGAAGTACTGCTTCCAGTCCATATACTACTGTCTCCGGTGGCGGCCTTTGGGTATACTTACAGCTTGATCTTGGTGAGATCCACAGAGATGTAGATGCTATTCGTGTATGGCATTATTATAGTGATAACCGTACTTATAATCATCGATTGGAAGTAAGTTCCGATGGTGAAAATTGGGTAGAACTTTATAACAGTGAAATCCAAGGTGGTTATGTTGAAAAGTCTAGTGGTGCTACATACAATTTAAACGATTCTAATATCAGTGAGAAATTCTCGAAAATCACCCAAACAATCGAATCTATCACAACGAGAGTGCAGGATAATGAAGACAATTACTCAGAATTAAAACAAGATGTAACAGGATTTAAGAGTACTGTATCAAGTACTTATGCTACAAAAGAAAGTCTTAAAAACTATCCTACTACTTCTCAAATGAATTCTGCAATCGAACAATCTGCAAATGGTATCAATACTACTATCTCAAATATTAAAATTGGTGGGAAAAACTTACTACTTGGATCTGGGGTCAGTTATTCTACTAATTCTTACAAATTAGCAGGTTATTATCCAACAGAATTATATCAAAAAGGGCAGCAATATACAGTTACAATTTGCGTCACTCCCGCTTCTGGAGTTACTCGCTTTGATTTCTATTGTTCTGATGGATATAAAGTTCTAGCTCAATTCCCAGTAACAGGAACCTCTAAACAAATTATCTCTAAGACCTTTACGTTTTCCGACTATTATACTGATCGTGTGCCAGATACGATTATGAGCCAATATGCATTAGCGTCACTGTATCGTATGCCAAAAGAGGGGGTTACAGGGATTTCTATCTTGCATTGGATTAAACTCGAAAAAGGCAATAAGGCGACTGATTGGACAATGGCTCCTGAAGATCTTGCAAGCGGGGGGACTAATCTTCTATTCAATTCTGATTTCAGTCGAACATCTGAACAAGACAGCGGAACAAATAAGCATGAAAATATATATGCTACTCGCTGGGGTGGATATAATAGTGGGATTACCAACCCCACTACATCTTACCACGCACATGTAAACGATGATACTTTTGGATATAACGTCATGGAGTTCAATGAAAGTGATGGAACCCGTAACTGGAAAGGAATCTCTCAGAATTTATCTACCATTAAGTATGTGGCAGATAGCTATATTCTATCTTTTGATGCTTATGCAACAGGGAATGGAGGACAAGTTTATGGTGGGTTCTATTATACAAAATCTGGTGATACTGCTATTTCTTTTGGATCAGGACAGTATAAAGTTACAAATCTTCCCATTAATCAATGGGGGCGTTGCTTCGTCAAAGTTCCATTAAACAATAATGTCGATTTCTCAAAGTCTATACATTTTTATGTTTATAGTTACAATTTTAGTAAAAATATCATAGTTTATATAAAAAATCTAAAGTTGGAAGAAGGATATACCCCTACCGCATGGTGCCCGTCCCCAGAAGATACCGAAGACTCTATTACAACTGTACAAGAAACTGCAGCCGGAATCATGTCTCAAGTCACTTCGTTATCTGGAAAACTTAGCCGATTAGAGCAAACGTCCGATTCAATCTCCGCAGAAATTGAAAGCGCAAGAGGCTCATCTTCTAGTTTAAGTGTTGCGCTAAATAATATTCTACAACGAATTCAAGATGCAGAAGGAGATTACTCTTCTATTTTACAAACAGTAGATGGTGTTAGTATTGATATTCATGAAGTACAGGATGCTATTAATAGTGTCCAAAATACTTTAAATACTTCTTTTGATTTCTCTTCCTCTGGATTAGTAATTAAGTCTAGTGCTAGTGGTTATAATGTTCTAATTGATAGTAATGGACTGTATATCCGCAGTGGAACAACAAAGGTAGCTTGGATTGATTCAAGTACGTTGCATATTGGACAAGCAACTATTGAAACTTCTATGAAATTAGGAAAATTTTCTTTTCGCCCCGAAGACAATGGGAGTTTAAGTTTTGGAATTTTTTAAGTCACATGCTGGTTTCTTAGCATGTGATTTTTTATTTTACGTGGAAAGGAGCGTGATCTATGGCTTCAATTACATACAATCCGGGTATTAACTCCGTGAATCCTACCGTCACATTGACCGTAACTCAGACATCTCAAAGTGTTGCAAACAATACATCGACAGTGAATTATAGTCTTGTGATTAATCGTCCATCTGCTATTTCATCTAACGCTTCAAAAAGTTTTAGTATTATCATTAATGGTTCTACGGTAAAATCTGGCACAACAACAATTGGTGGTAGTGGAAGTAAAACAATTGCTTCTGGCACTACTACTATTTCACATAATGCAGATGGTACTAAATCAATTAATTTTAGCTTTTCATTGACTATGAATATTAGTTGGAATGGTAGATATATCGGTACTGCATCCAAAAGTGGTTCTATTTCACTTTCTACGATCCCTAGAGCTTCTACTATTACCTGTAGCCCTACATCTGTGGCTTTAGGTGGAAAGATCACTGTTAGCATTAACAGAGCATCGTCATCTTTTACACATACGATTCAACATGATTTTTATGTGGGAAGCTGGACTACAGTAGCAACAAAAACAACTTCTACCTCTGTTTCGTTTAATACATCTTTAAGTTGGGCTTCTATAGGTGGAATGAAAAATCAGACATCAGGGAATGGACGAATACGTTGTATTACATATAATGGGAATACGCAAATTGGCGAAAAAATTATTAACTTTCATTGTACTGTTCCTGATTCTGTCGTACCAACAATATCCTCTCTGTCTGTCAGCGATGCATCTGGATATTATAGTACATATAGCGGTTATGTACAAGGAAAATCAAGACCCAAAGTGACGATTAGCGCCTCTGGAGCGCAAGGAAGTACTATTAGTTCTTACTCAACAAAAATTGGGAGTACATCTTATTCTGGTTCTTCTTTTACTGCTCCTGCAATTACCACTACAGGTACAATTATAATTACTGCCACCGTGAAAGATTCTCGTGGCAGATCTGCTTCTAAAAGCACAACTATTTCAGTGTTATCTTATTCTACTCCATCAATTGCTACTTTTACTGCAAGTCGAGTTAATAGTTCTGGTACTGCCTCTTCTTCTGGTACTTATCTAAAGATTTCAGCTACAGGATCTATTTCTTCTTTGAATAGCAAAAACAAAAAATCTTATTTAATTCAATATAAGGCAAGCACTGCAAGCAGTTATTCAAATTTAACATCTGGTACTGCTTCTTCTTATAGTATAAGTATTGCGACAGGAGCATTGGGGGGAAGTTTTGCAGCAACAACAAGTTATGAGATCAAACTAACTATTACTGATAATTTTACGAGCGTATCACGTACATTGACTGTACCTACCACTTCTTTGTTACTCAACTGGCGTTCCACGGGAAAAGGATTGGCCATTGGTAAAGCATCTGAAAAGGATGGATTCGAAGTCGCTTTACCCTCTTATTTTACTAGTACTGCTACATTTTCTGGAACAACAACTATAGGAGGTAAAAATGTTGGTACATATCTTTCTCAAGTTGATACGAATAAAAGTAACATCAGCAGTGTTACAAGTCGAGTAACTAAAATTGAGCAAAACATACAGGCATTTTCAATATCCGTCAGCATATCAAAAGCGAATACCTGGGAGACGCAGGTTGTGCAGTTCCCAAAAGCTTTTAGTAAAGCGCCGGTTGTAATTGTGCAAGCACAGACAGGGCAAAGCGGTACCTTGGTATGGGCTGACGGTGCTACTACTACGCAGTTTACATTGCATAAGTACCGTCCTAGTACAACTGCCTTTGGGGCGCAGGTAATTGCGGTTGCAATGTGATAAACAGTTCATGAAAAGGAGATGTGAAAGATGAAAATTAAATTAGCAAACGGTACTATGTATGATGGTGTTGTCAACATAAACCCTACATCTATTGATGGCGTTGAAACCTCTCAGGCAGAAATTATAATAACATCCGGTGTATATGATACTATTAAAAGAAATTTTAATACGTTAGAAAACATTGCCGTAATTGAAGTAATGAATGAACAAGGGTATCCACTAATGGACCCCCTTGTTTCTTATAGTTATTATTCTATTACGGAAATGAATAATGGATCTATTGTAGTTACAATGATTAAAGATGAAATCAGTTCTAAAATTAAGCAGATGCAAGAACAAGTTTCCATCTTACAAGATGAAATGCTCAACCAGCAGACACAATTTGAAGGTGGAGAATTGTTGAATAGTGCTATTCTTTTGGCTCGGATGCAGGCAAGAGAGCTTTCAGATGTAGAAGCATTACAGGTCAAGAATCTGTATAATGCATGGGAAAAAGACGTTATAGGATATGCTTATTCAATGGATAATCCTGATGACAAGCGTCGTACATATGATAATCGTCTTTGGAATTTACAAAAGGATCATAACAAGCAAGAAGACTGGTATCCAGGAGCTGATCCAACTCTTTGGATGGAAGTTATTGAAGGGCATGAAGGAACTTTAGAAGATCCGATTCCTGTCCCTGACAGTGTAACTACATCCGGATTTGAATATGAATACGGCAAGTATTATGCGGAAGGTGAACAAATTTATCTTGCCAAACGAGATGGGAAACATGACGGAGAAAAAGAAAAACTGTTCTTTGCTCCGTCAGCATTAGTAGGATCGTATTTTGAAAAGATTCAAGATTAAAACAAAATAATCGGTAATTGAACACGTAAATTGCGAGTGGCATTGATCCACTCGCTTTTTTATTTTTAAAGGAGGTAGCTATATGATTAGAAAAACAAATCTCGCACACAGAAGTAACTACGGAAATAAGAGGAGTACGTCAACAATTAAGTACATTGTACTTCACTATACGGCAAATGACGGAGATAGCGATGAAAACAATGGGAAATATTTTAACGGTGCTAACAGAGGCGCATCAGCACATATTTTTGTAGATGACGATAGTTGTACACAGTCTGTACCAGATAATTACGTGGCGTATAGTGTTGGTGGTAATAAATACTCTAATACAAAGGGTGGCTCCCTGTATGGGAAAGCTACAAATGCCAATACACTCAATATTGAGATGTGTGATACCGTAAAGAATGGAAAATATGAAGCGACTGCAAAAACGCAGGAAAACGCAATCACTATTGTCCGGGAAAAAATGAAACAGTATAATATCCCGATTGACCGTGTGATCCGGCATTATGACGTAACCGGAAAACTTTGCCCTGCCTATTTTGTGGACGAGACCGCATGGGCGGCATTTAAGGCAAAGATCACAGGAACAAGCACCGGAGGATCCACCACGCCGAAGCCGTCCACGCCTACAGCATCTGGTAAAATCAATGTAGTTCATCAGGCGAACGCACAGGGAAAAGGCTGGCAGTCTGAAGTAACAAATTATAATAATACCAATTCTAACGGTTATTCCGGATGGATGGGAAAACCGATCGTAGCTTTTAGAGCAAAGACAAAAGGTAATGCGTCTGAGGTTGGCTATCTGGAATACAGAGCACATCGAAAAGGTGGCGGCTGGTATGGCTGGCGTAGAGATTATAACAAAGACAGTGCGGGAGATACGTTCGCAGGAGATGGTAAGAACCCGATTGACGGTCTACAGTTTAGGCTTGTAGGTGTATCAGGTAAAAATGTTCGTTACCGTGTACACTGTATCGGAAAAGGCTGGCTGGATTGGGTTACTAACTATGGAACTGGAGCAAATGGATATGCTGGTTGGTATGGATACTCTATTGATGCAGTACAGATCGAAGTAGTGTAACCGATATTTTAATGGAGTAGCAATATGCTACTCCTTTTTTTTACGAATTCTATTTTTTTATATGGAATTCGATCATGTCCAGATGGTGTGAAACTTTTTCTGTAAAAGTATAATTAGAAGGTTCTTCTATGATAAAATAAAAATCATAGGAGGGCCTTTTATTATGCCAAGACAAAAGGAACCTGTACACAGAGTACAAATGACAGAAGGAAAACGTAACATTTTCCATCAGCTCCTGGAGGAATACGACATTCAATCAGCAGAGGATATCCGCGCCCCCTGTTGAAATTGGCAGCTATCGGGGCTTCAAAATGGAAGTTTTCTATGATACGGTCAACGCCCACTACTGTCAAAATCTTTGCGGAAAGGCAAAGTATAAGGTGGATTTAGGCACTGACCCTCTGGGCAATCTGACCCGAATGGAAAACGAGCTTGCCAAGCTCTCCGCCCGAGTGGAAGCCGCAAAGACCAAAAAAGCGGAAACCATTTCACAGCTTGAAAACGCAAAGGTTGAGGTACAAAAGCCCTTTACCTTTGAGGAAGAGCTGAAAGAGAAAACGGACAGGCTGAACGCCCTCAACATTGAGCTGAATTTAGATAAAAAAGACCCCTCTGCCATCGACACCGAGCCGGAGCAGGGCGACGGACTACCCGAAAGAAAGAGCAGGGATATGGAACGGTAACACCGTTTGCACATTTGTATTGTGGAAATCTGGGCATTATAATAAGGTGCAGATGAATAAACAGCAGAGGTGGTAAAGGTGTCTGGCGAGTTCAGATTTGAAACATTTGTCGATGTCCACAGCAATATTTTTAACGAGTATCTCAGCTCTGTCATAGCGAAGCTCTCAAAGGAAAACGAGGAATACCGTGCCGTACAAGCCGAGATTGAGGGCTTATATGAGAAATATCCAAAGGTGTTCGGCGTGTTTGACACGGAGAAATCTGCGGAGCTGACGAAAGAAGAATGTGCGGCTCTCATCGAAGTGTTGGAGTTGAAAAACAAGCTCACGGACTGGGAAATGCAGTCCGTCTATTTCCGTGGCTGCTATGACAGTGTAGGGTATCTGAAAAAGGCAGGGATTTTATAACGGACTGACCGAAGAAAACGCGGCGTTGGCGTGGAACTGATACCGTCTTTTACATAGCCGAGAGGTGGAAATTTTTATAGGAAAGTTGTATAATAATCAAAATGAAAGAATAACAAACCGATATTTGTTTAATTTGAAGTATTGAGGTGAAAATATTGATTATTACAATTGGATCAAAGGTAAAAGATGGAGAAGGGAATATATATACGCTAACAGAAGAATTAGGTCATGGTGGTTTTGGTTGCGTATATAAAGCAGTGCGTGATACTGATAAATCAGTGTATGCAGTGAAGGCTTTATTATATTCATTTGGCGATGAAGCTACAGCTGCTTCTTTTAAGAATGAAGTAAAACTTTCATCAGAAATAAGTGGGGAACATGTAATACATTATTTTTATGCACATGATGGCGATGAATACCCTGAACTGCCTCCTTATATTATTATGGAGTATGCAGATGGTGGAACACTAGCAGATCAGATTGAAATGCGAAAAAAAACAAATAATCCATATTCGAAAGAGGAATTGAGAAATCTATTTTTTCAGCTTGTTGATGGAATGAAGTCAATCAATAAAAAATTAGTTCATAGAGATATAAAACCAGAGAATATACTTATTTGTAATGGAATATACAAAATTACAGATTTTGGACTTGCAAAAGTCGCTTCAGAATCCACCAGAACCATGTCATTTAAGGGATATGGTACATTACAATATATTGCTCCCGAAGCTTGGAAATCAGAAAAGAATACTATTCAAATGGATATTTACTCTATGGGTATAGTTTTCTATGAATTAGCTTTATTAGATTATCCATATGATATTGCTTCTAACGATGTGGAAGCATATAGAAACGCACACATGTTTTCTAGAATAAAGAGAACAAATGAGTTAAAAAACATTTTAGGAGCAGATGTAGCATCTATAATTTTAGCTATGTTAGAAAAACCTATCCAGAAGAGAATAAAGTCATGGGAAGAGATTGAAGGGCAATTAGGAAATCCACCTCTTGAAGTAGTTGGTGATTTAGGGAATATTGTGAGTTTAGCAATTGGAAAAAAACTTGAGACTGACGCAAGAAAACAACAGCAAATTGAGGAGGAAAATCATAAGAGAAGAGAAAAAGAAGATTACTGCAATTTGGTGAGAAATCAATTTGAATCAGTTATAGTGGATTTCTTTGAGCGATTCGCTGATGAATATAATATTCATTTGGCTGGAAATGATAAGTGCAGACTTGTATCAAAAATGCGAGATTATGAATTTATGGAACTGTTTTCATATCAACTTACAATTCCTGCTGTTACAAATATTGAAATGAAGTGTAAGGTAATTATGCCTAATTCGTCTACTCGTGTTGTTGATGTGGATAGGGCATTTGGTTTTTCAGATATGCTTGGTAAGCGTAAAGTGGTATATACCCCACAGTACAAAAACAAAAATATTATGGGGTGGGTTGAAATTGAAAATACAAAAGGTTTAGGTTTTAACCTTATGTTGGTACAAACAGAAGATATGTACGGTGATTGGTATGTTTTAAGAAATAAAAATAATTTGATATACATGACACAGTATAAACCAAAACAAGAACCTTTTGCTTTTAAAATTAATGAGCTTGATGAGGCATTGAAAGGTATTAGCGCATCTAGTCTTTATTCTTCGGATGTAGAGCTATTTGATGAACAGAAATTGGTGGCATTAGTTACTCAACTTATTAGCTGACTCTGTAAAAAATTGAGAAAGAGAAAAACACACAGAATAATGTTTTTTGAGGATGTGACAAAAAGGATCTGTTGACAAACTAAAGAGAAATGGCTTTCTGTATGGTATACTTATTATAT